GGCATAAAGGTATCACTGTCTACTTTGGCAGCTGAAGAGGTTGTTGAGGTTAGAGATTTTATTGGATCATACCTCAATAGTTTAGCTCCAACATCTACTGAAAAACTGATAAACAAAAGTGATCGTGACTTGTTTGCTAGTGAATTTAAAATGATTGCAGATACTCTTACAAAACTCTCAAAGTGAGGCTTACATGAGCGATGAATCTTTTTTCCGTTCAGTTGGTGGTAAGGTTCCATACCTAGGGCAAGAAAAAGCTAGCTGGAATTTTGGTAGGATTGCACCTGCTGACATGAGCGAAGATCAGAAAAAAACTGACACTCTTGCCAAGGAAAATTTTGTTGAATTTAAGCTGGTTGGAGAGACTGATGACTCAAAAGACAGAGCGTTCCTTTGGGACTTCTCCAAGAAAGCTAACAACGGCAAGCATTTCGAGGCTTTTTACCAACAAACTGGCAGCTGTGTTGGGAACGGTATTGGTCAGGCTATGTGGTATCTTCAAGCTGTTGAGTCAATCAGGCTTGGTGACGCAGAATTAGTAAAGCTTCATTTCTGGCTACTGCCATATGGAAGGTCTAGGTATATTGCCGGGATGCATGGTAGGGGTGAGGGCTCTTTTGGGTCTGCTGCAGCTGAAGCTATGCGAGTAGATGGCACAATGGAATCAGACCTTGAAGGTTTACCTCAGCCAACCTCTTCTGGTGGTCTTACTTGGGGTTCCAAGGCTGAAATGGAATGGTCTGATGGTGGAGCTATTAAAGATAAATGGCTTTCCATAAGCAGGAAGCACTTAGTTAAGAGCACGGCGCAGATCAAAAGTGGCAAAGAAGCTAGAGAGGCTTTGCTTAACTACTACCCATTGACTATTGCCAGTATGTTTGGCACTAGCCCTTTAGTAGTAAAAGCTGTTGGTACTCCAGCGGTAAGGCTAGCTAAAAGGACTGACTCATGGGGTCACCAGATGTGCGTTATCGGTGTGTTAAATCATCCTGAGTTTGGCTGGATATTCTATGTGTTGAATAGTTGGGGAACTACTGTCCATGGTGAGCCATGTGGTAACTACGATGAGCCAGCTGGTGGGTTCTGGATTACTGAGGCTGATATGGATTGGATCTGCAGGGATGAGTGTTTTGCTTTTTCCCAGTTTAACGGGTTTCCAACTCAAAGTGTTAGTTGGAGAATGTAATTCTATTGTGTATTTATGCCCATTTTGTTACAACTTACGCAGCCCCTAGGAGGTTCGTATGTCATCAGAATGGGTTATCCTTATAGATAAGCTTGGTATACCTGTTTCAGTAATGATAGGTATGGGGTTTGCGTTTTACAAAATAGTAATATGGTTAGGTCTACATGTTGTAGTTCCGCTAAAAGACAAACATATGTCTTTCATTGATCAGTTACAAGAACTGATTGGAAAGATTGTGACAGTGCAAGGTTCAATTGATTCAAAAGTGCAACAGATAAACGATAAGCTTTTTGACGACAAATTTAAAAAGGAGAAACAGAATGGTTAATTTTCCTGATAGCCTACCGACAGATGCAATAATAACTTTGATCGATAAGCTTAGGGGCAAAGATGTACCCAACAAGCTTGTTTATCAAGCTGCTTGGAATGTAGCTGGATATGGCATTGATCAAGTAGTTCAAAACCAAAGGCCAATTGTAAAGAGCTCAGAGCCTAGGACAGATGAAGACGATGCTTTAACATTAGAATCAGTCCTTGCTATGCAAGGCAACAACGAAGAAGGTCTTAAAGCATTCGTTCCTTATTGGCTTATTATTGCAATTGCAATGAGGATTTTAAAGAATGTTCTGGAGTAACAAACCGTTCTTTGGTATGCCTCCAAGATCAAGCTCTTGGAGAAAAGTAAGAGATTCTTTTATAAAAAAGAACCCTGCTTGTGCAGCTTGTGGTGGTACTAAAAATCTTGAGTGCCACCATAAAATACCTTACCATGTTGACCCGCATCGAGAGCTTCTTGAAGATAACTTAATGACTCTCTGTGAAGGTCCCGGTAATTGCCATTATGTTTGGGGCCACTTGTTAAACTGGAAAGCCTATAACCCTACGGTTGCTGAGGATGCTAAAGCTTTCTTAGAAAAAGTCAACAAAAGGCTTACACATGATTTGGCAAGCAAGGAATGACTGTAAGCTTTTAGTAGATCTTTACAAAGAAGATATGCTGCAAAGTAATGATGACAAGATAAAAGCAATCAAATTAATATCCAAGATTTTTTACAACCTAGTACCTCGCACTTCTTCTCTTGATGTTCCTAATGTTGAAATAGCTGTAAAGATAATTGATTGGTTCGTTGACGAGAAGCCTGTTGACTGGCGAGACATAGCCAAAGCAATAGGTTCTTTCTTGGAAGTTATAGAGCTAGGACTAATGGAGTCAAAACTTTTAGCCCAAGAACAACATAAAGCTGTGGAAAAATTAGAATAACAGGGTACTATATGCTATGAGTTTTCCGTTTTTTAATACCGATAACTTGGTCAGTATTTTAAGTGATGAGGCTGAATACATGGCGTACCGAATAACCCCTAACTCCAGCGCAAAATCTTTAGTAATGAAGATTCGTGGAACTACCGGGAAATCGAAGAAAGGTTTAGCCTACAATTCAGCTGGTGCTGTATCAAGTTATACCCGTGAAGGCGCATCACCAGTCAGCTTTCCTCTGGTCAGCTTAGCTTCTCCATCTGCATCGTGGGTTAGCGGTGGGTTTATAGAACTTAACCAGTCTTTGGCTGGTGGATTGTATCGGGTAGATATACCTAATGCTGCCCTTCTGTCTGGTGCTCAGTATGTGCTTATAAGTATAAGCTTTACTGGAACCTTAGAGGAAGAGGTTCTTGTACGATTAGACCTTCCTTTTGTAGCTCCATCTGGTTCTGGTGCTAAGAGTCACACCGTTCAAGTCAATAGCACTGCTGGCAATGTCCCTGTTGTGGCAGCTGCTGTCTGGGTTTCCACTGATCTTGCTGGCGACAATGTAATCGCTAGCGGTAGAACCAATACCTTTGGTACGGCTACATTCTTGCTTGATGTTGGCACATACTATCTATGGGTATTAGACGAGGCTTACTTGGCTAACAACCCTACAACTATTACGGTGGTATAAAATGGCAACGACAAATATCAACATCAATCCTAGGCCACTACCTTCAGCTCCGTTGAAGCAGTTTGTTATTCGTGGTATAGCGTTTACTTATCAAGATGCAATCAATCACTTGCTTGACTTCTTAGGTGCAGATGTTGGTGCTGAAGCATTAAGGACAGCTAGGCGAGCAATACAGAATACGCTCCGAACATTTCCAAGAATGCATAGGTGGTCCTATTATTACAATCATGGAAGAATCAATACAAACGGATCGTATTCTACTGGTACAGTATCTTACGATTTCACTGGTGGTGCTTACGAGAGAATGCTTGTATTAACTGGTGGGACTTTTCCAGCATGGGCATCTGACGGAACAATTAGAATTAATGACGCTAACTACAAGATAGCTTCTGTTGTGTCATCCACTATTGCTATGCTTGATTCGGCTCAAAGCCCACAAGCAGACCTTGCTGCAGGTACAAACTTTGTTATCTTTTGTGACGAGTACCTTCTACCGCTTGAATTTATTTCAGCAGACGAGGGCTTAAACAAAAGCAACTTTACTAACCTGTCTTATGTTCACCCAAGAGAATGGCTAAGTAATGTCGAGAATGGTAACAACTATTCAAGTGATCCTTACATGTATACGATTACTGGTCATTCGACACTACAAGGCAGGTTAAGCTTTAGGGTTTATCCGTTCCCTTCGACAAGTAAATCGTTTGATTTCTTGTATCAAAAGGGTGCTAGGCAAGTGGCTGTAGAACTATACACTGCTGGCACTGTAGCTGCTAACACAAGTAATGGCCCAACTACAACGATTACTGCTACTGGTGCAAACTTTACCAGCTCTCTTACTGGATCAATCATAAGGGTAAGCGCAGATAGCTCTGAGTTCCCTACTGGTTTAGACGGTGATAATATAGCTGAGTATGAACGCCAAATTGTAGGGGTTGTTAGCTCAAGCCAGATAATTGTTGACGAGCCTATATACGCAACCTTTACTGCAAGAAAATATTCTATTAGTGACCCTATTGATATTGAGCAAGGCGTAATGTTAGATCCGTTTCTGCGTGGTTGTGAGTATCAGGTTAGCTTACTAAGAAGTAAAGCTAACGCTTCAGATCTTTACCAGCTTTATATGTCTTCTGTTAAGCAAGCGCAAGCTGCTGACAGTAAAGTTATCCAAAGGAGAAGCGCAAGTCCTGATACTTATATTAGACCAAGGCTTGCTTCATTCCCGTTAGGAGGTAACATTGGCTGAGAACTTTAAAGATTTAACTATTGTCGAAGATTTTAGGGGTATTATAGATTCAATGAACGCTGATCTTTTACCTGCAGGAGCTATGGTAAATCAGATTAATATTGGGTGTGTAAAAAAAAATCAATTGCAAGTTAGAAGCGGTTACAAGAAAATAATATTTGACGAGGAATAAATTATGTTCATGGGATTTGTAAATAATGGTGCTACATTTACAGCAGTTTACCCTGTTGTTGGTGATTTAAGTGAGCCTATAACCGTAAGCTCTACTTATACAGTGTACGGGCCACTAGGTGATGTGATGGCAAACTCCTCTGGGTCATCTACATTAATTGTGCAAGGTATTTATAAAGCTTCTATTCCTGTTACTACGGGCAACTTGTACGAAGCTGGTAAGTTTTACTATTTAGTTATTACCTATACTCATAATTCTCACAGCAAAATATCAAACTTTACATTTGGGGTAGTATGAGTTATTTAGGTTACTACCAATTAGGTGACGAAGTTTATTTGCCTGTGCTTACTGCTTCTGGTATTGGGCGGGAAATTGAACCTACCGAAGCTCCTACTGTATCTATTTTTAATTCTGTTGGTGACTTAGAAGCAACTGTAAAAGTTCCAAAAATAAGTAGCTCTCGTAAGAAATATCACTTTGGAATAGAGTATTATTTAAAATACACTTTAGCTTTAGGTAAATATACAGCTATAGTTTCATATCAAAAAGATAATGCTTCTTATATTAAAGCATTGTATTTTGATGTATATAATTCGGGCGATATTAACGGCGGTCCTGTGTCTATGACTGCTGTTAAGTTTGAGAACGCTAACTTTGTAATATCTCAGTTAAGCTCTGGGGTAATAATAAGAGGAAAATTAAATGAAGGCTAACACTCAAGGCATGTTTAATATTGTTTGCAGAAATCAAGATGGTTCAGTTGCATGGGAAGAAAGTTTTTCCAATGGAACTACTGATCAAGGAAGAGCTTTTGCTCTTAACAATGTTTTTAGAAATGTTGCTGCAAGTGCAACTTGGTTTGTTGGTTTAATATCAGCAACTTCTTACACTGCTTTATCATCACTAGATACAGCTGCAACCCATACTGGTTGGGTTGAACTTGCAGATTATACTGAAGCAACAAGAAGGCAGTGGGACCCATCTGCACCTGTTTCTTCATCTGGTATTACTACTTTAACAATTGCTACTCCTTTAGTTTTTACTGCAAGCGGAAGTGTAACAGTTAAAGGCGCATTTCTTGCTAGTGCATCAGCTAAAAATTCTACAGCTGGAGTATTGTGGGCAACTGGTGTTTTTGCTAGTGATCAAGTTCTTATTGTTGGACAAACTGTAAGCATAACTTATCAAACAAGTTTAACTTAAGGTAGCCATGGAAAACAATATTGCAGTTGGTTCACAATTTACTGTTGGGCCTCGTTCATTTGCAACTGTTTCTTCTGCAAATGTTTTTACAGCAGGGAACACAAGAGCTTTTATTGATCAAGTAAATGTAAATTCTTTTTTTTACATATCAAGCACTGCTGCTGGTGATGCAAACAGTAGTTATCCAATTGTTCATTATCTTTTTGTTGGAAGAACAGGGAGATAATATGCCAGATACTTATTTAAAAACAAGCACTAGTGATGTCTATATCCTCAATGGCATAGACGATGTGATTTGTTGGGATGGATTAAAAAGCCAAGCCGTATTAGCTAAAGTTGAATTTCCAACATTAAGGCCAGTTCTTTCAAGTAGTGGTGCGGGTGGTATTGCTGGCAAATATTATAGCTATGTAAGGTTTATTGATGTAGATGGCACTCCTTCAAATCTAAGCCCTTTAAGTTCTCCGGTAACTGTTAATGCTTCATTTGGTTCTGTAGTTGATGTGTCTTCAACTACACCTATTGTTGTTGAAAGTGTAGGTCACAAGCTGGCTACTGGACAATTTGTTGCATTGATAGGTGTTGGTGGAATTACTGAAGCTAATGGCACTTTTAAAATAGAAGTAATTGATGCTGATTTTTTTATTTTACTTGAGACCCAAACAAATAGTGGGAACACTTATACTGGTGGTGGTACTTGGAATGCTGGAGTAAAGACTATTAACTACACAGATGTTCAAGTTCCTACAGATTCTAGAATAGTCAAAAGGCAAATCTTAAGAAACACTAACGGTCAAACAGAAGTTTTTTTTGTTGATGTTGAAACTTCAGATATTACCTCAACAGTTTTTTCTTCTATACTTGATGACGAGGCTTTAAGTAATAACGAAGATGTACCACTTTACAACAGCGAAAACAAACAGATAGCTAATAGCTTTGCAGAGATTCCTAACTGGAAGCCTTGTGCAGCAACAGTAAGCGACAGGAGTTTCTACGGTGGTTCTATTTCGTACACTGATGGTTCAGCTAAAATATTAAATGGTAGCTCTCTTGTATATGGGATAGGCACTAAGTGGAAAAAGACATTTGTAGGCAGAAGGTTTTTAACTCCTAACTCTATAAATTTTTCCATTATAAAAAGTGTAGACATAGAGAATCAAACATTAACTTTAAACGCTCCTTTCTCTGGTGTGTCTGGGCCTTACTCTAATTATAGTATTGCTCCTCCTTACTTAGAAAAAAAGGCTTTGTATTACTCTGAGATAGGCCAGCCTAAAAATATAAAGACAACAAGCGGACTTGTTCTGCAAGAAGAACAAGATGAAATAATTGCACTTTTAAATCTTGACACATACCTTTTAATATTCTGTAAGAGTAAACTTTTTAGATTAACATTTGGTAGTTCCCCAGATACTGACGGTAGTATCTACCCGGCTTCTTATACTAGAGGTGCGCTTAATCAAAAATGTATAGTCACTATGGGCGCAGCTGCTGTAGCCATGGATCGTCTTGGTGTTTACACTTATCTCGAAGGTAAAGAAGAAGCAATTAGCCTTCAAATCAATTCTCTTTTTGAAGGTTCAAATAAAAACTACGATATAAATTGGAAGTATTCGAGGTTTTTTCACGCTGTTCATATATCGTCAAAAAGTACCATACGATGGTTTGTTGTAATGGGCGCAGGTAGATACCCTAGACATGCCTTATGCTACAACTATCAGACTAACGCTTGGTGGATAGAAGAATTTTCAGTTCCAATAATGTCATCTTGCCAAGACTTTGAAGTTTCTGCTTCAACATGTTTTCTTGGAACAAACAATAATAGGGTGCTTAGGTATCCTTCAGGCAATCTTGATGGCCATGATCAATCTTTGGGGAAAGTTAACGGATCTATTACTAGTAGTCAGTCTATGTGGATTGAAGACTCTAGTTTTAATTTTGATCTTGTACAAGCAGTTAACAATCCGGTGACAATTTTTACTCAGGACGGTACATCTTACAACAGGGTTATAAAGAAAACTTCTGGAACAAGAGCTTATCTTGACAGACCATTAATTGTCAAAATTTCTGGTGCAACCTACACGCTTGGGTCTTCTCCTTGGTTGTTTAAAACTGGGACATTCCGTATAGAAGGGAACGACAAAAATATTGTTCGCAATATGGAGATTAATTATCAACCGACATCATTGCCTTCTTTTTTTAATTTGAAATTTTACAGAGACAGGCTAAACGAAACTCTTGTTTTTAAAAAACCTTACAGAAAACAAACAGAGCAAGAATTTTATGTTTCTGATGATGGCAAAAAATTAATAGGAAACTTTATTAATGACCTTGGTGCTTTACAACAAAGGTTTGATACGCACAAAGAAAGCTCAGTTGATGGTGTTAAATATATTGCTCTAGAACTTAATGGTAACACTACTGAAAGTGAAGAAATAATATATGGAATAAGATTGGAAGGAGTATTCCACGCCCCTTCTGAAATACAAAAGGAGTAGCAATGTCGATTCCAGCAGACCACATGTATATTGCTACATACGGTGTATTGCCATTAATTTTAGACCCTTATGAACCAGAGGGTCCTGTTCATAAAGTTGCTTACCAATACAGCTACCCAACTCCAGATCCAAGTGTTGATGGCACTATGTTTTATGGGTGGGAAATACATGCGTTAAATTTTATTGGCCAGATTGATACTGCTTATACTGGCAGTTGCACGATTTCTATGACTAATGGAGGTAGGTTTATAACGGCATATGGTTTGCCTCCTGTTGATTCTTATACTGTTTCATTTGTTGCAGGAATAGCTAACTTCGGGATGGGTTACACATGGACATATCTTCCTAATGTTGATGATGTGCAAACACTTTCAAGAGTTTACAGCGTTAATTTTTCTGGTGGCATTGCTGGTGCTTCCTCTGCTTCTTTTAAATTTACAAAAGGTGATTGTTATACAGACTTAACTGTAAGGAAATGTACTGGTTCAGAAGCTTTAAATGTTATTGATATAGATTTAAGCCAAACTCAAGTTGTAGAATATGAGGTTTGCGTTAATTCTAAAGCTGACTTTACTTATCTTGGGTGTGCTAACTGGCCAGTTATATCTACAGCTCAAATCGAGATTTCCTCCCTGCCTAATTTTATTAATTACACTGGCTCAAAAAGTTTTAGCTTTAATTATAGAGGTAGAGCTATACTTAACAATTTTACTTTTACAGTTAAAAAAGAATATCTTTTAGAATGCGAATTGCGTTTGGAAGAAGCTCTTGCCGAGCAGCCTAATGGAGAGTTTTATGTTGTATCTAATTCTACAATACCGGGAAAAGCTATATATCAAGCTGGCCCTATTACAATAAGATTTTCAAATAAAGAAAACAAAAAAACATTTAGTGCTGCGCCAAGTTATGGCAAGCCATTAATATTAGAAGATATAAATAGAGTTGGGTTTAAGGTGGATTACAAAGGTTTATCTCCAATTGGTGCAGGGGTCAATATTTACGATGCGTCAGCCAACAGTAACTCTTATGAAGCTATAAGCTCGACCTTCTCTTCTGCTGGTGCTTTTTATTACCCGCTAGATTTAGATGACTCACCTACTATATACTACATTCCTAAACACCACTGCGCCGTACATGGGTCATTAACTAAGCCTTACAATGTGCTTGCAAGTAGAGCGTTTGAAAACCCTAAGGTTCTTAGCAGATTCCTTTCTGCAGAATGTATTGCAATCTATGAAAAGCTAGACATCATGCTTTGTGCTCCAAACAAATATGAAGTTATGAACAATAGGCCTGAGCAGTTAATTGGTTCTACAGAAGGGCGTGACAAAATAAATTGTGAATGGCCTTTAACCGGGGAGCTAGGTATACATAGCTATGTAGCGTCAATAGCTCCGGTAGTAATAAAGAATTATGAGTCAGGTTATGATAGAGAAATTTGCTCGTTTCCATGTGAAGGTTTTTTCCCTGCTTGTGCTTCCCCATCACTTTTAGGTGGAGAAGAAAAAAGTATAGAGCAGACGCATGTTAAAATACCTTGCACCTTAGCTAGAAATACTGATGTGTCAACTGGTGAGTCAATCCTTACTGTTGCAGTAGCTATAACTAATTTTGGTTTTTCTCCTCAATTTAAAGAGGATGAAGAGTGGTGGATTAACGGAAAACTTTGGCCTTATGTTTTTGGTATTCCTGATCCTTTGACTGGTAAGCGTACAACATTTTGCCCGTACACATCTAGAACACAAGAAAGCATGTTGTCTAGAACTACTTACCCTAGCCCGACATCTTTTGGCGATAGCTATATCGCCTACAATGGAAGGAATGTTTCTTATGGGGTTTTAAGATCAGATAAGTTTGCATTTCAAGTTGCAAGTCCTGATGCTTTTTCTAATACTTATGAGCCATTTAGTGGTCAAGTGTGGAGACTTAATACACATTTTAATTTGCATTTTTGTAGCGTACAAAAGACTAGCAAAGAGCCTGTTTCGTCTTATACTTATTTTCAGATACCAGCAGCTTATGCCAATACTGTAACAACTCCAGATCCAAGTAATCTTATGGAGCACAACCCTAACTTTGTTGGTGATAATGGCTATATGTTTGATCACGGCCGATGTATAGAGTACCCAAAAGGGTACAAGAAAATGATACGGAGTAAAGATTTAAATTACCTTGAAAAAGGATGCATACAATTAGAAGAAGGTTATTGGAATGGCAAGGAGTTTCATGGTAGAGAACAGTATTACTGTGTCATCCCTATGATTGAACCAGCTGGATGCACTAACATTAAGGCTGACGGAGCACCCGGCGCAGGTGCTCAACGCCTTACCACAAATGATATAGCTTCGATTGACACTATCAAAGCGTATGCTTCTAGTGTTAAAACTACTAACACATCTGGTATGCCAAAGATAAAAGAAAACTACAGCAAAGATGGAGCGTATAATTTTTTTGTCAAGCCAGAAGATTTTCAAGGAGGAAAGTATTTTTATTTTCATATTAAGTGCCATCCTTATGCTGGAGTAGATTACCTTAAGCTAACACAAAAGTCAGGTGAAGCAGGGGTAATGAGAGACAAATATGATTGGAGCATAGACAACTCTTCTGTAAGTTTAGACTTAGCTTTGTTACAAGAATATGCTGGCCGATACAATAAGGTTGTATACCATCACTTTCCAAGTGATCCCGAAAGTTCTAAAGACAAGACAGAAATAGACAGCACGGATAGCGCAAGCCAGTTGCAACGGACTAACTGTTCATCGATGAAACAATCTTCTAAATCTTTAACTAATGTTTTTTTTAATTGTTACAACACTACTTTTGAAAAAACTGTTATGGCTACAAGTAAAAAAGATTTGGCGAATTTTATTTATTACGAGTTCGTTGATGATAAATCTAAAGCAGAAGATATAGGGAAAAGGTATAAAGAATAGATGGCTACCCCGTGCAGACATGTACCAATGGTTCCTAACTCTTGCCCAGTGTGTGCAGTTTACGCACACTACCCACACATGAAAGAGATTTATGATAAACAACACCCAAATACCAATGATTTAAAGGATGCTATAGGCGAGGACATTAAACCTAAGGCTACATGTTTTTACCGAGGTAAGGTTAAAAAAAGAGCTGACTGTAACTGCCCATTTAAGTTTGTGCATGAATGCGAAATTCATGGTGAGTGTACGATAGGTCCAAACAAAGAAGGAATGCATTCTTGTTTTGGTTGTACAGATTATTTAATTGAATAATTCTGTATTTTATTTTAACATTGGGCTTAACTTTATGGCTACAACATTTGAAGAATTTGTGAATCAGAGTTCAAGAATTGTTAAAAAGCAATGGTCTACGCCTACGGAGTTAGCACAAGAATTATTTACTATGCTTTCTAGTTCTGGATCGTCAAGCTTAGCTGGCATTAATACAAAATTAGTAACCCCAACTTATGGAGAAGTAAGCAAAAACTTTGTAAGTTCTTATCCAGAAAACGCTGCTGCGTTTACAAACAATAGTAGGATTGATTTCCATGGATTAAAAAACCCAACTAAGCCTACTTTCCCAGAGGTCCCACCAATAACAAAAAGATATAGTGCTACAACTTTAAACTCAAACGGTGGTAATGGTAGTGGAGGTAGTGTTAATATCGATGCAGCTGTATCCTTTGGACAAGTTACTTCAAGCGAAGGTGCTGCCCATGCTTTCCCCGGAAGAGTAGATGTTTTAATAACATACAATGCAAAGAAGACAGCCGAGCTTAAAAATATAAAAGTTTTAAATGCTAACGAAAGCTTTAAGGTTCCTGTGGGTACAGAGGTTATTGTTTTTTTTGATCAGTATGCAATGTTTCCTGTTTGGCTATAAGGAGGAATCATGGGTTACAATGAAGACATGGCTAAGTATCAAGCTGACATGTCAATATATGCAGCTAAAATACAGTCTCAATCTGCTATAAATTCAGCTAAAGCTGCAGCCGAAGCAGCAATAGATGCAGCTAGGATAGGCGCTCGAACTCAGCAGCAGATGCTTGATTTAGATAAAGGAAGATATGAATCTGCTTATGCCAATTTAATGGCAAACGATCCATCAAAAAATCCAGCTAACGCAAGCCAAGCAGAATACTATAGGAACAACCCTATTACTAGGGAATCTCTTGGGTTTGGTGGTGATGCCTTATCTGAGCCAGATAGGCAAGTTCAAGCAAACAGACTCATAGCTGGCAATAGTAAACAGGCAGCGTCAGAAAGATTAAAAAATACTTCTGATGTTAGTTCAAGAGGCATATCATACAGAAGTCCTTTGCTTGATTCTTTAAACACCGAGACAGATATGAGGCAAGCAGACGCTAATGCTTTAGCTTCAGCTACTACAAAGATGGGGGCTGGACAAGCTAACGCTGCATATAAATTGGCTGGCCAACAAGCTGTTGAAACACAAGTTGGTGGTGCTGCTGGATCAGAGAAAGCTAGGCAAGATGCTCTTAATGGTTTCTCTGGATTACTTCAGGGATTAATTTAAGGAGATAGTTATGGCAATGATTGAAAGTGATTGGGATAGTTTAACTACTGCCGAAAAAAGACAAGTAATGGTTATGGCTGAGTCAACACCTAATTATGGTGCTGATGCTGGCGGTCCTCCCGGTGTTGTATTTGGTGGCAGAGATTCAAATGGCAATATTATTCCTACACACCTGCAAAGTAAAGAAGCTATTGCTGCAGCAAAAAGAGAAACTGAAAAAAACATTCAGAATTTAATGCAGAAAAAAGCAAAAGATGCTGCATACGCAAAAGAAAATCAAGGTTACGCAGAAGCACAAAATATTGCAAAGATAAAAGCACAAGCAAGTATTGAACAAGCAAAGATTGATGCTGATACACAGGCTACTTTGTCTAGAATAAGGGCTAATCAGTCTAGAGAGATAGCTAATATTAATGCAAGAGCAAGTATGCTTGCTCCGCAATTTAAGCAGGATAAGTTTGATCAAATAAACCCACAAATACTAGATGCAATTAATAAATCTAAATCAAACTATGGTATGTATGATGCGCTTGGTGGAACAAGGCCAGTTGACAGGGCTTCTCTTGGGCTTACTGACAAGCTGTACTCTTCAGGACAGATTCAAGGAATGAATGATAGTGCTACAAAATCTTATGGTTCTGCATTAAGTAGGTCGGCTGCTAAACTTGCAGACAAATATCAAAAGCAAGGCTATGGTTCTGATAGTCCTATACTTTCTGGCCTTCTAGATTCACAGTCTGGCATGGCTAGAACTATGGGCGAAGGAACAGCTCAAAAGATTTATGACGATACGCTTAAAGGCAATCAGCAGTATGGTTTTGATTCTAATAAGCTTATAGAAACAAGGCAAGGTACACTTGCTGATCTTAAAACATCTACTGACAAGGGTAACCTTGGTTTACTTGGACTCTTAAGGAGCTAACATGGCTATACGATACGATGAAAATGGCGTTCCTTATGATGATGGCTCGTTTGATTACGAAGCATTGCAGCAGCAAGCAGCACCACAAGAGCAGCCAATAATTGTGCAAGAGCAACAGCAAGCAGTGCCACAAGAACAGCAACAGGAAGCACCACAAGAGCAACAGCAAGTAGAGCAACAGCAAGTGGAAGAGCAAGCTGTTCAACAATATCTTCAGCAGGAAGAAGAAAAACAAGCTGAACAAATACTTGTTCAAGAGGAAGCAGATCAGCAAGCAATAGATCAGCAAGCAATGGAAGAAGAGCTTGTAGCTCCTACATCAGAATCAATATTAGAGCCTTATAAATATGAAGACCCAGTATCTGAAGCTGAAAAAGTTAGCACTTCGGAATTTGAAAATGCAAGGAGAACTCCGCTGCGCCCCGGAGGTGCAACCCCGGTAAGAGACTTCTTGTTTGGTAGAAAAGGAAGATACACGGAATCAGAATCACCTATTTATGTTTCAGAACCATCTCCTTCTATAGCTGTTGCTGAAGAGCAAGCACCAATACAAAAGCTAAACCCATTAGCACCAACCAGTCCGGGGGAATACGACTACACTCCTTTAGGTACTCAGGGTCCACCTCCTGAACTTAAAGGATCTTTCCCCGGAATTAGCGCAGCTACAGCAGATGTTAGCGCAACTCCAGTAGATGCTAGCACTCCTACGGGATTAGCTGCACTTGGTGATGGCGTTATAAAAATGCCAGCTGGAGATGCTAATCTTAACGCACCTAAGATTTATTCTGAAAACATCAATGACTTAGAAAGAATACTTGGATATGGTTTTCAACAAGACCGTATTGCTAAAGGTTATTTACCTTCAGGAAAACCAATAGACAATCTTGGTAGAGATGTAGAAAGAGCAGGTCAACCTTTATATAGGACTCCTGAAGGAAGAATGATTGCCCCTGAAAATACTGGCCAAAGGATGCTTGATATATTTAAATACAATCCTGAGTTGGGAGCTAAAAGAGAATCTACTGGGTTGTCGTTTAATCCAAACACTCGAATCCAAAATGCTTTAATAGAAGAAAGGGATGGTTTAAAGACCAATGAGCAGCTTCGTAATGAAACTTTTCCGTTAACTAGTATGGATATTATTGGAAATGAAGCATTAAAAAACACTAAGACTTTATACCCTAAAGGTTATGTTCCTGAACCATTGTCCCAAAGTTTACCTCAAAGTTTAACTTACGATCAAATGGTACAGCGAGATCGTGATGGGGTTTTAGTTACTCGGCCAATTGATCCAAATGAAACTCCCGATCAAAAAGCAGAGAGGGAAATTACTACTAGGCTACTTGGCGAGGATCAGTATAAAGCGGACCTTATAGCTCAAAAGAATGATCTTGATGATAGATTTGCAATGCAAGGCAAAGGTCGTACCCCACAAGAGGTAGCAGCTACAAACGCTAGGGTCGCCCAATATGAAAAAGAAGCAGAGCAAAAAGCTATTGCTAACGACCCTACTTCTCCAAGCAACACTATTCAGGCAAGAGTTAAGGCTGCAATGGCAGCAGAAAAAGGGATGTCAAATCCAGCTGGTGCTGCACCAATGCCGTCTACCGTTCCAGCAGCTAGTGCTACACCTACAGCTGTAACTCCAATGCCATCGTCAGATACTGTGCAATCTAGAATGAAAGAAGCAATGGCAGCAGCAGGTACTCCAGCAGCAGGTACTCCAGCAGTAAAGGCTGATGAGAAGCCTTATCAAATGACTCCAGTGGAACAAGCTGCAAAAATAATGGCTGATTTAAAAACTTCGCAAAGGTTGGGTACACCAGAACAACAGGCAGCAGCTAGAGAAGCTTATCAAAAAGGTGTAGCTTCTGGGATTATTAAGCCTTTGAATTTTGATGCAGCAGGTGCAATAAAAAGTGACCCTCAAACTTTAGTGAATGAATATTATAACACCAAAAATCCAGCAGAAAAAAAACTTATAGCAGGTCAAATAGCAGAATCTCTTTTAGTGCCTTTATCGGAGAGTGACAAGGAAGCATTAAAAGCTGGCGAAAATGTTAAAAGGAAATTTAACTTTTTACCAGCAGTTGGTTTAAAAGGGGAGCAAGAGCTTGGAAATGTTGACATCAACAGTATTGCTCAAAGACATTTGCAAACACTTCAAGGTGGAGCATACATAACTAAACCTGAAGATGTTGGAATTGCTCCAGCTCAACCTAATAATCAAGGACCTTCTGGCTCATCACTTATTCCTACGCCTGACGGTGGATTTAAAGTCCCTTATGTAGATCCTGATGGAAAGTTTAATCAGCAAACAATACCTCCAAGAAGTGGGCTGGTATCTGTAGCTCAAGCTGATAGAGCTATAGGCCTTATTACTCAAAAGATGACTGAAGATGCAAACAGGATTCCTTTGCCAAACATTAAAAGAATTTTAGCAGGTGAGGCTGAAAGAACAGACACTCTTAATTCTGGAGCTCTTGATAAATTGCAGAATTTAACTCAGGCTTGGTCTGATTCTGTAAGAAAAGATTGGAGTCATTCTATATCTAACACTAGGTCTGGATCTTCTACTAACTCAGTTGGTTCGTCTAGAGAGGTAGGCATTGTAACTTCTATTGGTAGCAACAATTCTAGTGCACAAGGTGGTTCTCAAAGTCAAAGCGGTAAAGGTTATTCAAACAGTAGTAACTTTTCAAATACTCAAGGTAGTAGTGTAGACCAGAGGAACTCTGTTGTTAATAGAAATTCACAAGATAGTTCAAACACCCAAGGATCAAGCACAACTGAAACAGTTACTTCGGGGGGTGGTACAACTAAGACTCAGACCGAGAGCAAAGAAACAATTGACAACCGCAATGCTGTTATGGGTATGCTAAGTAATTTAGATCAGCAAAAAGTTTCAAACATGATGCAAGATTATAAAAACAAGATTGACCAAGTAACAAATGGCAACAAAGAAATACGGTCAGAGTATATTAAACAAGCTGATATTCTTTTAGCAAATCAAGGAAAAGAGCAGGCTAATAAAGAATTAGTTCCGATCTTAACTCAGAATCCTATCCCAGATAGGAATGCTATGGCTGCACTTGAACCTCACAATTCTAACAGTATTGTTAAGTACATAGAGTATGTTTCTCAATCTCAACCTGCAGTTGCGAAAGGTTGGAGTCAAGCTGTACCTGATTTTTACACAGCTACTGATGGCCACAGCAATCGTGCAAACAATGCCACTCCTTTAATTGACATAAGGTTCCCTGTTATTCAAAGTATTCTTAAAGGAGAAATGGGTATAAGGGAAGGCGTTAAAGACATAGGCCCAGAGTCTAGAAAGATGATTGAGGCATTTAGTAATCTTATTCCTGCTCAAGATGTTGCTTCAAAAGCATTTGAAAGAGATGGTTACGAAGAAGGCTTGCGTAAACTAGGGAATAATGCTAGCGAAAGTAACGCTATAAGAAACTTTAATTCTATGAAAGTTCTTAATGCCTATGATACACTTACTAACATGATGATTCCCAAGACTGCAATGCCAGACGGATCAATATCTCCAAGAAAACTTATTCCTCCTGAGGAATTTGTTAAGCAAGTGACAGATCTTATTGTAAATAACCCTAAAGGCAACAGCCATATGGGAGCTGTTGCTTTTGAGATGATGAAAACAAATAAACCGTACAGAGAATATTTACAAAAATATTCAGACAGTCGAGGTTTAGGTTTTCTTTGGAGTAATCAGGCTGAGATAGACAAGTACAATCGCCTTAAAGCTTTGTCTGACCCGGTCAACCATGATGCTTATATTAAAAATGGTGGAATGAAATTACAACCACGCTGGTAGTTTTAACAAGGAGTTTTTATGTTACAGTCTTCTTCGATGCCCCAAATGAATCCAGATGCAATTATGGATATGATTAGCAAATCAGAGGGTGCTAATCCTGAACAGGAAATGAGCATGGATTCTATGCAAGGCATGCCACCAGATATGGGTGGCGACATGGGTGGTGCGCCACCTATGGACCCAAGCATGATGGGCATGGACCCAAGCATGATGCCTCCTTCTCAACCAACTAGTGGATATGATGACGGAGAAGCGATGAAACTTCTTCAGCAATTAAACCTACCTGCAGAAGCAATTGAACAGCTACTGTCATCTTTGTATTCTTCTTCTGGTCAGGGCGGTAGCATGATGGGCACATCACCTGCAGCTGAAAGTCAAGCTGGAAATATGCAGTTGCTTCAAGAGCTTATTGGTTCGTTAGCAGCGCAGCAGCCACCAATGGGCATGGACCCAAGCATGATGGGCATGGACCCAAGCATGATGCCTCCACCAATTCCACCTCAACCACCTATGCCTCCTATGGGTGGACCGCCAATGCCACCGATGCCACCACAAGGTATGCCTCCAATGCCACCGATGTCTTAATAAGGGCTTAAGATTATGGGCACATTTAGCGGTTCGTTTTTTGATGAAGACGAAGAAAAGCGTAAGCGTGACCGTATGAACGGTATCACTCCTGAGTACAAGACTCTTCTTACCCCAGAGGAAGAGTCTTCTGCGCTTAAGAGTATAGGTTCAGCTGGTTTGTCTGGCCTTGCAATGGCTGGTAATGCTTTGGATAAATATTCTGGAGCAAGGGCAGTAAGAGGTATACTTGGTGACAAACCAGAGGAAGCTCTATCTATTATTCCTTTCTCTGATATGCTTGGCTGGACTAAACCAGAAAATATAGTATCTGGTTCTGATTTAAATAAAAAGTACGGAGTAAATAGTGTCTTTGGTGATGAAGGGATTATGTCAACCTTGGGTGGTATTGCTACAGAGATTGCATTAGATCCAACTACTTACCTTACTCTTGGTGGTTCAGCATTAACTAAGACTGGTGCAGCATTAGCCAAGCATGGGTTTAATCCAGCAAAGAATGTTACACAAGCAGCTCAAGGTTTAAAAAGTATTGATGAACTTCGATGGCTTAACGATGGCAAAGTTCTTGGTAGCTTGTTGTCAACAGGTATGAAAGAAGGAGAGATAGCTAAACAATTTATTGACAAACCTTTAGGTGGACCATTCGGGTTTAAGGTTCCATTTATGAAAGACAGGTTTGCTTTAACTGGTGAAGCAGGAGTAAATGTAGCCAACGCAGCACAAGGGGTAGGGGATGCAATTAGTGGGGCATATCAGTACGCAAAGGCACTGCCTTATGTTGGTGATATTGCTAAAGGAATAGGGCAAGGTGCAGGTGTAATAGGCAGAGCAGCTAACGCTGCATTTAGTAGTCAGTACAACAACGCAATGACTCCTGAAGGCCAAGCTATATTTAAAGAAGCTAGCCAAGATGCTGCGTCAAATATTTCTAGGTCAAGATCAGACAAGAACATTTTAAGAGCAGCTTTGGGGGAAGACAACAAGTATCCTGAGCTAGCTAGATGGGCTGTTGATAACGGCGAAGTTATAAAAGGTTTTGCTAATAAACCTGCACTGCTTTCTTTAAACACTGCTATAGCTTCATCTATGAATGATGCACTTAGTTTCATAAAAAGTTCTAATCCAGATTTAGCAAAGCTGACTGATCAAGAGTTGCTTGTTAAAGCTGGATCAATTTATGACAGAAGCAGTCCTATGGTTAGGATGGATGGCGAGGTTATGAGGCATAGTAATCCTTTGCCTACAGAGAACTACATGACAAGAGCTGATAGAGAAAGAGTTCTTGCAGGTGGAGCAGATACCTTTCAGCTTGATAACCTAGTTCATCTAGGTGATGGTTCAACAATTAACACTACCTATTTCCCTAGGTATGGCAATGAAGTTGTCGATGGAAGAATTGCAAGGACAGCAAACCTTGCTAACTCTGATGCGTCTGTTGCTGCTAACCTTACTACCGCAAGAACCCTTGGGGCTTTACCTCAAGGTGCTTTGTCCGTAGAGATGATGGCTAAAGACGCAGCTATTTCAGCACTTCGTTCTACATCTGAATCAAGAGTTGTTGATCAGAAGATTGGAAAAGCTGCAGAAAAAATTGCAGTTGATTACCTTAAGTTCCCAGATGTTAAATCATATCAAGACGCAAAAGATACTGCAGACAAGTTGACAAACTTGTTTGGTTCTGAGGCTATCGACAGGCTTGGTGGTATTGGAAAATTTAAGGCCAAAGAATTACCTATACTTACTGATGACGCATACAAAGTGTTGAATGATGTCAATGGTTTGGTTCCAGAGATAGCTAGACAAGAAGCAGCAAAGCTTGGTATACACCCAGACGAATGGCTTCGTAGATTTAACATTAGTGACGATCATCTTAAGGCTGCGCTGTTAGATCAGAATGCTTACAACACAGCAAAGAGTTATCCCAATGGTTATAGTTTAAACGGTATGGTGCAGACACCATCAGGTAAAATTATTGAAAACCCATTAATTAGTAACGCTTTTAGGATTCGTAATGAGCTTAAGCTTCAAGGTAAGGACCCATCATTTATTGCTAATATGCCTAGAGTTGATGACATGTCTAGAAGCAAGATAATTGCAGCTAAAAATGCTAGAGATATTGCTGAGACCATGGCTAACCAAAGTCCAGCACACCTGCCAGCTGGTACAGTAATCCCCGGTAACAGCATGTTTACTGGTAAGGTTGGTGATGTTCCTGTTGGTGCGCCATTCTATGAGCATGTACTTGACTCATTAGATACAAGAATTGCATCGTCATTTACTGGTGCAAGTAAAGCTAAGGCTGTATTCAATACGGTTCTTGGATCTGGTCTAAAGAATGTTGATCCTTACAACTCGGTTACATTTGAGAAAGCTCTTCGTGATGTTAAGCTTGACCCTGATAGAGCTATTAAGAACTACGCTGACAAATATTTAGACACTAATAGAGCTACAGATATTAATACAAATCCTTTAGACCAGACAACCTTAAAGAACATACAAGATACAGCTCTTGATCTGAGAACTAATCGAAAGCAATATGTTATTGACGAGCTTGCTGCCGATTTAAAAATTGAGCCAGCTGATTTAATGGCAAACATTAATAACTATGGCGAAGCTATAGCAAGAAAAGAAAACGAGTTAGCGTTTAGACAAGTATTTAAACAGCTTAGAGTTCCGCAAAGTGCTGTCAATAATATAGCCCAAGATGTTATAAGCTTTACTCCAGCAGCACCGTTGCATCCAATCCTAAATATGTTTGACAAGTATTCTGATTTACTTAAAGGCAGCTTGACTCTTATAGCTCCCGGTTTTCATGGGCGTAATCTTATTTCAGGGCAGACAACCAATGTTGCATCTGGTAGTGCAGGTACAAGGCCATGGGAAGTAATAACAAATGCTTATCAGGCAGACAAAGCTGCATCTGGCAAGGTGATTAATAATATATCGCAAGACCTTCCACTCTTTCAGCAAATTAATAAGGAAAGATTGAGCAGAGGTTTACCTGCGCTTACTGATCAACAAGCAACTAAAAGATTTAATGAAATGCTGTATGAGTATGGGGTTATTTCTCCTAGTTCTATAGGTGAATTAGCTGTAGATCCTGCTAGTCTTGCAGCTAAAGTGGCGCAACAAGTTCCGGGTGAAGTGCCAACAAGAACTGCCGGGAGTTTAGTTAGTGGTTTCTGGGATACATCTAAGGTAGATCCATTAACAAATACAAGGGCTACTAATTTTCAAAACCTTTCGCCAGCAAAAATTGTTGATGGTCAGATAGCAAGTAACATGGATAACTTTGCACCCTTTACATGGGGCAGAGATGTCAATCAAAAGGTTGAAGGTGCAAATAGAGGTGGTGCATTCTTAGGGTTTTTAAAACAGGGCTACAGCCCAGAGCAAGCAGCAAAACTTGTAGCCGAAAGTCATGTGGACTACTCAGCTCTGACTAGCTTTGAAAAGAATGTAATGAAGAGGGCTATACCTTTCTATACATTCACCAAGAAGATGGCCCCGTTTGTTGCTAGAGATATCATGGAGCATCCCGGTGGTCTTACTGCACAGTATGCTAAGACAGCTGGAAGGTTGAGATCTCAGGATGAGAATACGGCATTGCTACCTACTCATCTAGGAAGCAGCATGCTGTACGACACAACAGAAATGAGCAAGGCTTTAGGCGCAGTTAAGCCTGAAGGTACACGCACATTCTTTACTGGTCTCGATCTACCAGTTGATGTTGTTGCTCAGTACATGAGTGATCCGTTTGGGAACAAGCCTTTCCGTGGGTTTGAATCGTTGCTTGGATCACTTAACCCAGTATTTAAAATGCCATTAGAGATGGGAACAGAGAGGCAATTCTTTGGCCACAGAAATCTTGATGACTTGTATAGCCCAACAGGCAATAGGTTACTTGATCAGGCATTAATGAATAGTCCTTTGTCTAGGCTCATTGGTATGGGCAAGACTCTGTTTGATGAGCGCAAAGATCCATTGACCAAAGCTCTTAACCTTACCTTAGGTGGTAGGTTTACAGATGTAGACACAGAGAAGTGGGCTAACCTTAGAGCTAAAGAGTTGATTAAAGAAAGGTTAACTGGCACTAGTGGTATAGGTACATTCGAGAAGGTGTATGCTAGACCAGATAAGATTCAAGATCTAACAAGAGATCAGATAGAATTGCTTAGGCTTCAAAGAAACATGGAGAGGAACGCTTTGCTGTACAAGAAGGCGCACCCTAGACAGCAGCCTATATCTCAGTAATAGTAAAGTTGTAGATAGCTTCTACCAATTTCTTCTTAAGCTTATAGATGTCTGTTCTATATCCTTTGACATCTTCGACAACTGTACCGTGATTTTCTAGGTCACGGTACACGAAGTCAGCAACATACTTACATATCTTTTTACCATTAACCTCAACCTGATATGGAACTTGTGTTGCTAGATCTGAGATCACCCCCTCTCTTAGTAGAAGTAAAAGTTCTGCATACCTTTTACCCTCCTTCTGTGAGTGAAATTTTATCCCATCCACAATCACGATTTTGTTGCCGTATTTATTTCTTCTCATTAGGTTTTCTTTTTAAGGTTTTGTTCTTGTTAAGTTTAAATATTGTTCCGTCTTCCATCATTCCCTTAACACGATCAAACTCTTCAGTGGCTTTATCATAGCCATGAACAAAGTTCCTTACTGCTTGTATATAACCTAGTTCATCAAGCGTTTCTAAGGTAAGACACCAAGTCTTTGGTTTGGTTTCTTTTATCCAGCTTACCCCAACCCAACTAAGCTTAAGCTCTAAGTCATGCTTAGCGTAGGTGTCTTCGTTGGTATAGTTTGCATCTCTTATTAGTTCATTCCATTCATCCTTATCTATCTTCTTGTTGTCTTTGTTGTAATAAGAAAGTTCGTCTGGCATTGTCACTCCTTATAAAAACAGGGGTCACTGTTATGTAACCCCTGATTTTGTTTTGACTATGTAGGTTCTCCAGATTCTGGAGTGTCCTCTAATAAGTCCTGAGATCCAACAGCCTTATTAAGTGTGTCCTTTAGGAGACTTGTCTTAGATCTCCTTGCTGTATCATCCTGTTTACTGGCTTTATTTTCAACAGGAAAATCAACATTCGGAGCCATAGAAAATCCCACATTATGGAACGGTCTTTCGTCTTCATCGATAGCTGAATGCAGGTCAGTACAAAGTGGCAATCTCTTGGCCAGCTTTCTAATGACAGTCTTCTTAGCCATCTCGGTAAACGCTGTATTCCATGGGGAATCTCCACCAGCCTTAGAGTATTTGTCACGATGCTCAAGGATCTGATTGAGACTCATGTACTCTATATCAGTGGCGTTGTTCTTAAAGAACACTGATGAATAGAAGCCAATGATATCGCCGGGATCTCCACCTAATGATGGCTGGTGATTAAAGCATGGGTTGTCAGAGTAACTGATACTGAAGTGGTCCTTACTGTAGACTACCCGTGCATCAAACCGTAGCACACGATCAGACCTATACGCCAGCTCGATCAATCCACGATAGCCAATCTGAAAGTTAGCAGTAGTGCCAGCCTTGCTACGGTATGGTATCAGGTATGCCTGACCCAATGCTCCGGTCAATTCTATGCCAAGCTCTGCTGCCTTAACGATGCCAGCTAAGATGCTAGCTTGCGTACATTCAAGCAGTGCTGGTGTAGTCTGCACTAGGGTCATAGCTGTTCTGATTAGCTTCTCTGGTTTGATGTTCGCTGAACATGCCATGCCAATCTGTTCTTTAACTCTGGGCTCGGACAGGAAAGTCCTAAGCTGTGTCGCCTTGTTAGTGGCGGTTGTCAATTCCGTACTCATTAGTATTCTTCTTTCTCACTAAGTTTAAAACTGGTTTTGTAATAGCTACTTGCTTTAACAACAGATTCCTTGCGCTCAATAACTTTCCTTTCTATTGCGCCACCACTCGGAAACCTTCCGACTTCTGCATCACCCATCATCAAGATCAGATCAGCTTGCGCTTGCTCTTTAAGTCTTGCTGCTGTCTCTTCCTTTTTCTTTTCGTCAAGGTAAGTATGCAGTAGGGTAATGCTTTCCATTGGCAAGTCAACGCTCTTGCCTGTGATCGATTTAAATTTCTTTACAAACTCTCTACCTGATTTAGTGCTAGTGTCAGGTGACGGTGGGTTTCTATTGGTTACCCTAGCCCAGAACTCGTGGGCTATGTCTTGCAGATGCTTGATCACATCTTCATCTCTATCTACTCTATAGATTCTAAAGTCTGATGTGTCAATCAGCACTGGTACATAGGCAGTCTTGTGTCCGCTTATACCCATCTGATAGTGGACCTGCACTAGATACTGAATAGGTATCTGGTCAGTCATCTCTTCGCCCCACTTGATAGCGTTGCGAGATCCAGTAGTCTTAACTTCTACTACTACCTCCTCACCGTCAGGCATGATAGCAATCCTATCAAGAGATGCCATGATGTGAGGGTGATCAGCCAGTGACATGATAGGTAGTGGTGGTGCTTTGATCTGCGCCTTCATTACTCTGCCAAACTCATCTGCTACTATAGGTTCAAGTATGTTTCCCCAGTGGGTGAACTGATTGCTGAACTCATTGATCTCTTCTGATGTCTTGTCTAGGTACACATCGAAAGCAGATTTCCAAGGGTTAACGCCAGCTAATGAACTGATGTCACTAGCACCTACCCCCTTCTTCCTAGCCTTCAGCCATTCTGTTCTGTCCATGTCCATGACTAATCCTTTCGCCGACTTTGTAAAACTTATTGGTTGGAATTAAAACGCACGGTTCAATATCTTCTGAGTCGTTCCTGTCTGTCCTCCCTCCTAGTATTATGTTCTGGTTGTAGAAACAATCGAAGCTTGCTACATACACACCATCTAAAGCACTGATAGCAAGAGCAAACTTTATTCCTGTTAAGTCATACAAGTTCTTAGCCATCATCCACTTCTTAAGTGACAGCATGTATCCACCAAACAGATTGATCTCTCCCATGGTGTAGTTCCTTTGCTTGATCTCAACCCAAGCTACGATCTTGTTACCCCGCTTGGCTATGTAGTCTATCTCCCACTTCATGGGTGCGCTTATCATTTCGCAGCCCATATATTGTTCGATAGCTGCAGCTATTTCTTTCTCATTATCTTTATTTTTTTTTGTTTCGTAGGTCTTTTGCATGAGTCCTCCATGTCTAGGTAAAGTTTCAGGTATCCTGCCATGTCTATTACATTGTCCCTCTTGTGACTTGAGATCTCCCGGCATAGCTTTGTTGCAACCATGCAAAGGAGTACATCTTTTGGTGTTACATTCTTCTTTAAGATCAAGCTCCATAGTTCTGCTGTCCTTTTATAGTTGTCATCGGGAGTACCGTAGTGCTTGCCTCTCTCCCTTATAGTGTCAATTACTTCTGTAAACATATCTTTTTTAATCATCAAAGTATTCCTCGTTAATGTCAGCTGACCTTACAATCCTAACCTCTTCCGTATTATCCTTGCCCGGATAAACTAACACAGCTAAGGCAGCTGCTGTGCATAGCGTGTGCCCTCCATAATCAAGTGCTACGATAAATGCGTTTGACTGTTTGGGGTACAGCATTATCCTTGCTAGATCCTTAGCCTGTTTGACCTGAGCTTTGGTGTATCCTGTCCTACTGTATACACCCATAACTTTACAGAACAGTACCTCTTTCTCTTCAGGTACTCGATCCTTCTTAGGTGATCTTCGCATTGCTACCTCCAATAGATTTAAGTTCGTTCCTTACATACAAAGCAATAAGCTTAAGCGTCCAACCTAACTTGCCTTGCTTGAGTAACCTGCGCCCATATGTCCAGCATCGTTGATTGGCTACAGTCTCTGGCATCTTGATGTTGTTACGCTCAAGCTCATCAAGTATCAGGCGATAGGTTACATGAGTGCGCTTAGTGTACTGGTGGTTGTCAACAATACCCTGAGCTACATCATCATTGCTTGGCCCAACCCTGATGTCTCTGGAGTAGCCAATCTTCTGGCTAATCCTTGAAGAGATCTCGTTGATAGCGTTCACCCTGCATGTGGATACAACCACTGGGTCATGCGTACCAACCATCTCCTCTATGCGCTTAAGCTTCTTAGACTTGGCTACCATCCTTGACATCAGTGCTTGTCGCAACCGCTTGTGAATGCTAACCTTTTCTTTTCTTTTGCTTGGCCTGACTGCCATCTGTCGTTCGTAGCCTGAAGCCTTGACCTGCGCTAGTACCCTGAGGTACATCTTAACTAGCATCTCGCCAATAGCTTTCTCCTCTGGCATCTCGAAACCTTTCTTGTGCTCACTACTCCACCTCCAACAGTAAGGTGTGTTGCGATACCCGATTGGCATGCTGGTATTAAATGGCGTAGCACCAACAAAGAACTCCTCTACATACTTGCGCCTTGCACCTTGCACTTCCCTTGTGCGGGTTACAATTCTGCTGCGCTCGAAGTCTGCAACTGACGCTAGGATTCCAGCCATCAGCTTACCCACATCTGAATCAGTGGAGACATTGATATCTAGTAGGTGGACAGCAACGCCCTTCTCTTTCAGTACCTCCATAGTCTGCGCCATGTCACGCATACTTCTAAATGCACGGTCAAGCTTGGTGACTATGACTGCATCACCCATCTTGGCTTGGCGTAAGATCTTTGCACCACCTGCTCGCTTCTCAAACCCTTTAGTGGCTGAGGTAGCTGCATCTTCAATGATCACAAAGTCATGTGTGGTTTTAAACTTGTAGTCATAGAATCTTTGGAGGCATTCTGTTTGTGCAACAAGCGTTAACTCTTGCTTGCTTGTACTGCCTCGAACATACCCGTACACTGTCGCCATAGCATCTCCTTTCAAGAGAATAAGTTTATCATATTTTGTTCTAGTATGAACTCTATATTTGCCTCACTATAACCAATGATGATTGACTCACCATACACGCCAACTGTGTAGTGCTTTCGCATTGATGTCAAAGTATCTATCAGTGTGTAATCAATCATTGGATCAAAGAGTTTAGACATCTTCAATGCGATTGAACCAATGACACCTGTCGCTCCATCTAACCTGATGTTCCCGTTGTGTACTTTATTCTTGGTTTTCCAAGCTGTATGCAGCGCTTCTAAAGCTTCATTCTTTCCAGTCTTCTTGTCATCAAAGCATGACTTGTCAAGCGATATAAGATAGTGGATGTTATGCTCACCGTCATCTGTGTAGTGGCTAGTAAAATCTATCTCTGTCTTCTTTGGGTTGTCTACTTTAACAACCTGAGTAAAGGTACTCCTTGATTTACCTATAGGTTTAAATGCCATCTCTTTAAATGGCCCAGTGCATAACTTCTTCCATGAGTTAAGACTTAATGTTGGTGGACTTATTTCAAATCGCATTCGTCATCCCTCATCTTTCTTACAATAATATATTTTTCGCCGAACCCTTCGGGGATCTGCTTACCTTTAGCCATGGTTCTTAGTGTGTCTGACAGTAGAAGGTTAAGCCATTCTGTTATGGCACTAGCTAGCACCCACTGTGCTTGCTTCTCTTCTGTCGTTTCAGCGTGGGGAAATGTTACCAGTGGTTTGCCAGCTGTCTGCTGCTTGTCTACCTGACCTACGCATACCACTACGCTTTGGCCATCCATCGTACCAGCTAACTCGCATAGCACAAGCTCTGCCATTAGCCTATCTTTACTACCCTTCTTAGTTACAATTTTGTAACCGTGTTCTGTTCTACTAGACATGTTGAATCCTTTCGTTAGGAAGTCGAAGTTGTAATCGAACTCTGCGCATCTGTCTATACCAATAATATTATTTGTTGAAAATACTTTTGCTCCTTATGATCGTGGGGAAATTGATATCAGATGCTAGTGCTATACCCACTAAGCGCAAGTCTTCTCTGACATCTAAGTCTGGCATACCACTTCTAAGATGTGGTATTGGATGCTCAGTAACAGCTGAACCGTAGTTGTCAGCAACTATCATCCTATCGGTACGGCAATTGATAGAACTGTCAAGCTTGACATTTATCTTAAGACCAGTGCGTGATAGGTACATGTTATTTTCGCATGGCAAAGAGAACGAATTGCAGTTGTTGATTGTGTAGTTCATAGCAGTGGGTGCTATGATGTGACCAGCTAGTATACGGCAGTCGTGGGCTGTGGCTATTGCGCCATCTGAATCTACATAGAACTTCTTGACTGCTGCCCTTGCTGCTGTTGCTATCGATGGGTCGTAGTCCTCCTTGTTTAGATGTGCAAATCTCCTGCGATATAGCGAGCAGTTACCTATCTCTGTGTCTTCTTGCATGATGTCGTGAAGCTTGCGACCCTTGTCGCTGAAGATACGCATGCTGTCAATAGATTCTAATGCAGATATGTATTGTAGGAAAGCACTGATAAACTTATCGCTTACCTCATGCTTGCATACATCATCGTAGTTAGGCAGGTTGGTAAAAGACTCACGCCAATCGTCATTACTGTGCTTGACTTTGTATTTCTGCACCAGCTTAAGCGTGTCGCAGTTGATGGCAGTCGTTATTCCTGTTGGCCTATGCTTGACAAACAGTCGTTGGTATTGCCGTGGATTAATACACTGATGCTCGTCAACATATTTCTGGAAGCTAGTAGAACCTAATCGTTTCATCTCGCCACCGTGATCAGACCTTACTCCCTCATACACAATCATGTCGTGGCCTATCTCTCTGGGCTTAGAGTACACATGAGTAGTAATGCCACCACTCCACGAAAGACCAGTGCTAAACACACGCTCAAAGAACTTAGGTGATATCTTGTCGTTGCGAATATAAAGGTCCTTGAACTCTGAGTAACTTGATCTGTCCTCATACGCTGGTATACCCATGTATTGCCTGATACTATCAATGCGCTCTAGATCATTACACAGCAGGCCGCCGTCTAGTCCAGTTGTCATCCATCTGTGGGAGTTTCTTGCGTCAAAGTACGCTGCTGTACCAGTCCCCTCCATCGTAAGAGTGGCTTCCTTCTTAGAGTAGATCTGTGACATTAGCTTCTCGTACTTGACACCAGCATCAATGCCTTTAAACCAATAGTAACCAGCAATCATGCCGTTGACTTGAGAATTAGTTCTCGTGTCTAAAGGTGATATCGTGTTGTACTCAGTGCGTGACGCACTCATGGTGCGTGTCACTTGCGGTAAGTTAGCAGGTGATGCTAGTACCCATCTGTCCTTGCGATACCATTTGTTCCACTCGTTGTTGCGGTGGGCTATCTCTATTGCTCCTTCGTGGTTATCGATGTGTGGGTAATCGCCTTCTGAGTTATAGTGGGTTGTCCACTTAGATTTAAATCTGTCTACAAAGTTGGGTTCACCTTTGCTAAACCCTAGCTCGCAGTTGATCATGGTCTCATCGCTTATGTCTTTGCGCCTTGATTCCCTGATGCAGCCCATCATAACCCTAGCCATGATGTGTGCCATGTAGCTATCCATCATGCGGTACGCCTTGGCTACTAACTCTTCAGGCACATGCTTATCTAGAATATCTCTGGCGTTCTTACTAAACATCTGCATTCCATACTCGCCACTTGTCACTTTTGATGTGGTTCTCTTAAGCCTTATAAACACTTCTTGCATAGCCTTGGTGTTGTCATCGAACACGCTAGGCTTCTCGCCAACCACACGATAGTACCCATCTAAGCAAGCACCATGCCACCTACTGCAAGACCAGCTGTCACTAGCTGATTGGACATCGCACACAAAGGGCCATGCAGGATAGTAACCTAAGACATAGTTGATCACATAAGATCGTAGTGTGTGGAATGTCTTCTCGACTGGATCTGCTGACAGATGTGGAGCATCACGGCGCATGCTTGATAGCATGATTTTCATATCTTTCTTGTGATACCCTGCCTCTTCCCTGAATGTAGCGAGTGCAAACTTAATGTGATGAACTATCTTTCTGTATGATGCAGTATCTCTACAGATGTTACGCTTGTACAGTGCGCTGAGTTCATCCATTAACTTAAGCCTTGGCCCAACCATATGAACGATTGCACCTGTACCGTCAGTTACCACCTGTGCTATGTGGTGCATAGCATATCTCCACAGGTTTGTCCTTGCAGTAATGTATTGGTTGTTGCCATAGTATATGAACTGCTTGTCGCAGCCATTGATCTTTTCTTTGTCATGCTTCATAGCAATTCTGTGGTGATCAGTCATGCCGAATAACTTCCATTGAACGCCTAGTATATTAACAGTCTTCATTGTAACTCCTTTTACTCTCTGGAGAGTAAACACCAGCTTGACTCGGCCCTCAACGCAAGGGCCAAGTCATTGCTGTAATTTATTGCACTATATCTACCACTACACCATACTCAGGTGGCTTGCCAACATGATAGCCTTGGCAGTGGCGCACCCATATCACATCAACGCCGGGATCATTGGGGTAACAGCTAAAGCAATCGGTTAAGGCTACGATCACCTCGGCTTCTGCAACCAGTGCCTTCTGTATTGCATCGACATGACTAGTGCCACCACCTTGTGGCTTGGGCATGACAAGCTCATCGTCAGGAGCTATCTCGACTACTTCATATGCATCTACATTGTGCATGATCAGCACGATGTCACACTTGGCAGTGTCACGGAACGCCTTGATCTCTGCCATGAAGTCACCTAGTGTGGTGTTATTGATTGAGCCTGATGTGTCAACCAGCACTGCCACCTTAGGGCATGCCTTGCCACCAAGGATAGGAAGGATGACACCTTTGGCAGCTCGCCTACTGGGTCTTGTGTACACATAGTCCTGCTTGACCTTGCGGGTCAACAGATCTTGGAGCACACGCCTCCAGTCTACACTGGCACGGACTGCATCTACTGCTTGCCTTAGGCCAGCTGACATAGTGCCCTTCGACATCTCAGTGGCGGTAGCCACCATCGCACGGGCATCGCTCTCTGCCTCGCTTGGGTTAGGTGCTTCGAGTACCTCACCGAACCCGCCCTTGCCACCTTGCTTCTTGCCGGGCTGTGGCTTGGGCTGATCGCCGGGCTTGTCGCTCGGCTTGTCAGATGGCTGATCGCCACCGCTACCCTTGTCACCGGGCTTACCCGGATCATCACCGGGCTTGTCAGGCTGCTGTGGCTGCTCGCAGTCAGGCAGCAGAGTATAATACTCCTCTGCCGTCTTGTTGCTAGGCATGCTGGCATACTGTCCGACACCAGCCATGCAAGCACCAGCTGGTAAGGACATGCCACCCTCGATGACTATCTGATTGATAGCCAAGTCACACGCAATGTTCCAGCGTTGGTGATTGCGATTACCTTTTCTGCAGTGATGCAGCACTGCCACATGCAACACCTCATGGCAGATAACCCCTACGATCTCACGCTCTGAGAGCGTATCAATGAACTCTGGATTGTAGATGATCTCTCGCCCATTGGTTGCAAAGGTCTCGACCTCTGGGCTACATCTACCGGGAAGACGCATGGCGATTGCGCTGTAAAAAGCACCCGCCCCACGATTACCAAACCGACCAAGCATGAGTGCCACCAAGGCACTCTTGTACTTACGCTCCATGTCGTGCATGATACATTCTCCTTTCAAGAGATTAGTTACTAGAACCAGCAAGAATAGCTGCAGTTGACGCTGCAACCTTGACATCATCCAACGCCTTGATGATCTGCGACAAGTCAGTCTGAAGTGCCGTCTGGAAAAATTCTGCTTTCTTGATAAGGCTCTCGCATTCCTTCTCACGATTGGCAAGGGCATAGCCCTTGAGCTCACCTGAGCTGACATCTTCGTATACTAGACCGCACTTGCGGTTTAGATCCTGAATTGCAGCTGACAGAACAGACTGACGCTCTTCGTCATTGAGTTCGTGACGGAAGATTGAGAACCTGAACTCGTTAGCCGTGGCTGCAGAGATGGCGTTGCCTACGCTGTCAAGCATAGACTTCATATCCTCTGACACCCAGTACACCGCACCAGCATCTTTCAAGGGAATGCCGTTAAAGCCTGAGTGTGGGCTTGTGAGCATGCGTCTAAGGCAATCGGTCAGTTCGATAGGGCTGACACGCCCTGCTGCCTTCTTGTATTCCTGTGACACCCTATCGACTAAAGTTTGGTCGAATGGAGACACGGTCATAGTCTCATCCTCGAACATGATATAACTGCGCTCATGTTCGAGATCGTTAGCTTCCATACCCTTGGTCTCCTTGACCACTTGGTAACCGTTCTTCCCTTTAAGGGGCCTGATCAGCCAGCTTTGGCCACAGTACACTTGCTTTAATGCGTGGAGCAAACTGGCAAGCTTGGTTCTTGGATTGGGAATGAATCCCTTCAATCCAATCGACTCAAAACCTGCAGCGATCACTGAGTGATCACACTCTAGTGCATTCCACAGTACAACAATCCCTCTGCCCTTAATGCTTATCATCTGAACCTCCGTTTACTCTAGCTAGAGTAAAAACTCCGTGCTAACTGGCACTCATCAGTAGGGGCAATACCCCTAGACCCCGTGTGGGGTTTCGTGCTAGACCATCAACCTGAGCATGTCTTGGTGCTCCTTGGACCACCTGACATATGCCGGGATACGCAACATCTTCTTGACAAATGACTTCGCATCCTTGGCGAACAAGCTCTTGAAGTACATGGCTGCAAATTCCGGGGACATCCTTGTAGACAAGGTGACGCATGCGTCAAGTTCTTTCTCGCTTGCATTGGTGCTGCGCTCTGCTAGCCCTGCAGTGATGGCATAGCGTATGTCTTGGCCATCTGGTATGTCGCAGCCAGATGGGTCCATAAGCATCTTGGGAAGATCGAACTTCCCGAAGACTGACAACCAACCATAGTATGATGGTGCTACCGCAGGGCCTATCAGCCCGTTGATGATGTCATAATCGGGATCGTCAAAGCGAGACAACATCTCCCAACTGCGTGGCGTTGGGAATGGCGTACCATCTATCTTTGGCACTCCCGGACTGAGATGCTGTGGGCACATCTCTATAAACCCGCACACTTCCTTCTTGATACCGTGGCTGTATGCCCATGGTAGCCAAGAGTCAAGATCCATCTCGACCTCGACAATACACAACCTATTTGCCATAGGAGAGATTAGGCCTGTGCAGCCAGCTCTATCGCTGGACTTGTTACCAGCCAAGACGATAAGGGTGTTTGCTGGCAAGGCAAAGTCGCCAAACGCACGGTCTAACACCAGCTGTAGGCATGCAGCTTGAACTTGCTTTGACGCTTGGGTGAACTCGTCCAAGAATAACACTGTCACTACGCCATCATCAGCTGGCAGCTGAGATGGTTTACCCCATGCAACATGGCCATCGTGGATGTATGGCAGCCCACGGAAGTCAGTTGGTTCCAACATTGAACATCTAATGTCAACCATGCGATACCCTTTGGAATCGCACAACTGACGCACCACGGATGACTTGGCCAAACCGGGGCTACCAGAAACCATTGGGACAACCCCTGCGTCCCAACACTTGGAAATGAAACCGGACAACTTACTAATCAACATGAATGTCTCCTTTCGAGAGAAGTGGCGTTTACTCTGGGCAGAGTAAACTGATAAACAAGGCAACCGAAACAAACTGTCAGTCGAGTCAACGCAACTCAACTGACAATATATAGTATAACACAATTACCGGCTAGTGTCAAGCACTAACTTCTCGATGCATGCGCTTTATGGCTGCATCTAGCTCTATTTTTGGACAACCTATCCAATCTGGACATGCCAGACGGGTAATCGTGTTGTGGCGGTTAGTCGTGACACTGGAACGCTCCGTGTTTAACAGCCAGAACCTGCCGTTCCACATTGCTAGTGGCCAGTGGGGTCCATACGAGTAGACAACGAACCCGTTGTCACCCAGTTTCATCCCATACATTGACCCAGTGTGAGTCGTGAACTCACTCCGGGTTTGAATGTGATAGCCGACCCGGCTATTAGATATCTTCTTCATGCTTTGCTCCTTTCGTGGGGGTTAAACAATAAAAGTGTCCGTGGGGATACCGTTAGCTTTATCGTAATCTTCCTTTAGAGGTATTTTTGGCGCACCGTTCCGATGGCGGTTTTCCTTTTTGACACACTCGACACAAGTTAGTGCTACACCGCAATAAGGACTTGGTGTCCTTATGATTGTGCAATCAAGTTCTGTATTATTGCACCACATACATTCCATCCATTCGTTCATCGCAAACTCCTTTGAAGTGTCAGTTAAAAGAAACAACCACGCTGACACTCAAGCGTGGCTGTTTACTCTGGCCAGAGTAAAACTACTCTGCTTTGGACTTCTCAAGCTTAACCCGCTTAATATCAAAATCCTTACTAGCCTTGATACCAACCTTGACCTTGTCTTCAAAAAAGATGACAAGTTTCTCGCCCCCATGGGTGATTTCTAAACAGTTACTATCGGATACGGTTAAGACCAACATGGGAACTCCTTTTCCATTTACTCTAGGTAGAGTAAAACTGGGTTAGTGATAGTGGCGGTTACCAACGCTGTAACCATATGAAATTCAAACCATATCACCAACCGATTAGTATTGTAACACAATGGTTGTCTAGTGTCAATAGTGGCGGTTGACAGAAGCTTTTTAAAGTGGCCGTTTACTCTAGCTAGAGTAAAACTGGAAAAAACAAGGCAAAAAAAATACCCCCCTACAACGCATAGGGGGGTAACCTAGGTAGAATGCGGTATGTAATTAAAAAACACAAAATACACAATAAAAAACACAAAACAATTTTAAATAACCCTAATTACCCATAGGTATACGGTTACTCATTTTAACTTCATCGACTGCAGCTAAAAATTCTTTATCGGCTTTAGCATTAAAAATCTGTCTAACAAAGGCTAACAAAAAATCTTTATCATGCTTTTTAACGGCTATAACCGTTGCCATTGATAAAGCCGTTGTTTCCTTAGCATTATGGACCGGTCCGCTAGGTTTTGCAAGGGTTGATTCATCCTTTTTAGGGGTTGATTCATCCTTTGTTTTTTCCTTGTTTGGAATACCCTTAGCCGTGTTAATGGTGTCCCTTATTTGGTCCACTGCTAAGGTATTATCAATCTCTTTGACCATCCCATCGACCGTCTTATGTTTGTCGACTGGCATTATTTCTAGTGCTGCAATTCCCTTACAAGACGGGACACTGGTAAAAGCAGCTAATGCGACACAAAGAGCGCTTAAAGAATTAAACCCTAATAACCATTCTTTGTTCTTTTTGGCAATATTGCCAATTTTTAAAACATTAGAAAACCCATAATTCGAACCTTTAAGCATTGCAGCTAATAAGGCATCGTTATACTGTTTTCTTGTATCGGCTAATAACTCATCTTCTCTAAGTGTTTGCTCGATTCTGTCGACTAAACAGATACTCATTTCAATAAACCCATGTGAAACCCTTTGTAATTGTTTTGATATAATTACTTCTGATTTCTCATTCAATTTAGCGAAATTAGACACAATAGCAGAAATAGACTTAACCATAGTAAAAACCCTTTCGAGGTATTTTACCGCATTCAACCTAAGTTGTAAAAGATCTCCCGGCCCCGGTCGTTTACTCTAGCTAGAGTAAATGCCGTTCGGTTATCGACTTGAAACAAAACCAATAACCGAGAAGTATTTGTACCATATGCTTGACTACTGTCGCAAGAAAAAAACTAGAATGTTTTTAAAAGCCTATTTTTATAGTGTATTTTGATACCAAAAAAGTTTTTGACAGTAGCCAAAAAGATCTATTGACGGTGCAAGAATAGGACAAAGCTTAAGGCTGTTATGCTACCATATAACCACATAAAGATAAACTTGTCCTATTGTCTCAGTATTGGAACCATAACGATATAGGTGGTATGCGGATACCTAGGAATTGCAGGGAATAGGGGGACTAGGCAAGAGGCCCGTAGGCCCCCGTGTGGACCCCATTAGGTAGTTACGGTCATCAACCATAATTTTTGGCTATTTTCCAGTTTGGCATTCGGGACATGTCATCTGCGCTGGAGCGCAAAAAGTGCATAAAAAAAGACCGGAACTAGCGTTGGTAGCTCCGGCCCTCGAAAGGAGTGCGACCATGGTTTGGACAGTCGTACATAGGCATCATAGGCGAGTATTTTAAAAAAACAATAGGAAAGCATTTGATCTTGCAAAAAAAGTAGCTAAGATCATCGATCCCGTTTGGACAAAGCGTTGTTTGTTGTCAAGAAAGGCACAAAATACCATGGCGAAGAGAATCCCAAAACCACCTGAATTTTTAACGATCTATCTGCTAGATGACCCAGAACTCAAATCGTTAGTAATATCGCTAAATAGACCCACTACAGAGGCTTTAGGAGCCATCTTCTTGCTTTGGGCTCTTGCAGTTGAGGCAGAAGCTCACCAAAACGAATGGATTCTTGGAATGAGCTGGCAGGAGATCGATGATGCGGTAGGCATTCCGGGATTTTGCGATGCGATGGTTGCGGTGAAATGGATGAAAAAACTGACTATCGCTGGAGCTGGCGCAGTGCAAATCCTGAAGATTACTAAGCAAATTAAGCCAAAGCCACCAGCTAATTTTGACCCAGACGAAGAGCATTTGACGCAAGATAAACGCTCAAAAACGCTAGAAACCATAAAATCCCTCTCTCCCTTTAATCCCCTGTCCCTGCACCCTCTTTCTCCTACTCCTCTCTCCCCCTCTTTTCTCTCCCCTACAACCCCTCTCTATACACCCCCTCACTCCACACCTCTATCACCCACACCCTTCACCCCTTTTAATCCCTCTCACCCTATCTTCAATATCATCTATGAAAAACAAACCCCTTCTGTCAATCAGAGCGATTCTGAAAGCTTAGTGTCAGCCAAGAGTGGTCAAAAATCTTCATGCTTCGCATTACCACAAAATGGTGTGGTCTCATTTAAAAAGTCTTTCCAAGAGCAATGCCCTGAGATATACAAATCGCTTGGTTCTGGGGATGAAAGGTACGAGGAATTAAAAGAATACGCAGCCAAACTTTGTTGGTTGTTTGTAAATCAATACAAGGGTTATGGTTTATACAATCGGCAACACTTTTTTAAAGCGAACATTGGCACAATCTTTGAGATTATACGGCTAAAAGTTAGTCCGATAGCTCTTAAGTATGAGATCTTAAGTGACACTAGGGATAAATCAGAGCCAGTTTTTAAGCTGTCCGAACGAGCCAATAAGTTTATGATTGACCCTAAATTTAATTCTTACAACGATGTGGAAATTGATTACATCTACCACTACGGCAAGCTCGAAGATTCTGAAGATCCAAACGGTTGGGTGTCTGGATTAGAGTCTGAGCTTGAAAGGCACTTAGGTGTTCAAAAACAGCAGAAAACTGTTTAGGCTGGCCAGTGGTTATTAGGTTTTTCCCACCAAAAGGTGAGGTCTTCTGATAGATCATCGTAGTATTTGCCTACAAAGTCAGACTTAAATTTGCTTCCGTAGTTTTCAAACATTGTAAGTGTTAGGATCTCGTTGGTTAGCTTAAGGTTTGTTTTAATTAGCTCAACGATTTTAGTGTAGTTACCCCCACGGATGACACCTGCCTCTACTAATAGGATCTTCTTGTCTTTAATATGTATTAAGTTAAGGTAGAAAACAGCTAGGAAAGCGTTAATAAAATCATCATCAAACTCTTGATCAGGGTAAGGCACATCAACACCAAACCCTGCACAGATTTCCCCATCGTGAGATAGCTGATGCCTAAGGTATTGGCCGATGACTGAGGAATAATCGGTGGATACAGCTACTACAACCGTGTTAGATGCATTGATGTTTTCTGAAACTAGCCTACACCTAAGCGAGTTCATTAGTTTCATTTCTTCTAGCCAGTTTACGAACAATATTTTACGCACGACTTCTCCTTTTGTTTAAAAAAAATCAACATTCTATTGCTTTAGTTATAAGTTATAGTAAGTTTATCCGTCACACATCTTATCCACGAAAGGGGTGAGTTATTATTCCAGCAGAAAACATAGATGACTTCGGTCAATGGGTTAATTGGATTGTTGCCAGAACCAAATGGAACACCAAAGATCAGATAATTGCCTTAAGGCGAATGGTTGCTGACTTTGAAGCCTTGGTTTATACCGCTAAAGAGGTGACTAAAGCTACGCAGAAAATATTATTTAATAATTCTGGAAATAAAATTGAGTTCGATCCGAATATATTAATAACAATTGTTGACATCATTCAGCTAGAACGCTCAAAAGAAGAAGAAATCAAGGTAGAAATCCAGTCTGGAAGGTTCCAGTGCAGTGATTGCCAGTGCGAAGGGTATGTACCAGTGCCCCATCCTAAGAGTATTCGTAAGAAATCCAACGGAGATGTGCTAGTTTTGAATGGCGTTACAGCTTTATGCACCTGTCACTGTGCAATCGGTAGGGATAAGCTGCTTAATGCAGCAAACTCCAAGCGATTCATTTTACAAATTGAGGTATATCAGCAAACCTTCCCCGGATGGAAGCGAGAAATGCAAAGAAGGTACGAATGTGACCTAAGCTACAGCTTATCCATGATTGGATTGACGATTGAGGAGTTTAAAGCTCTGGATGAAGAGAAAAGGAAGCAGATCTTCCTGAAAGGTGCGAAAGGTATAGGGGCAGGGTGTACAACCACCCAGAATTTGAAGCCTTTGTACCCATACTTGATTAAGCGCACCAACTCTTTTGATGATATGCCTGTTGTTCAGAACGATTTTTCATATGATGCTATAACAAACGGGCGTTCTACGGAAGAACACCTGCATGAAGCATCGTTTTCCTAGCGTTGAGGAGTGTTAGTTATGTCAGAAGTTAAAGAATACAAGTTGCCATCACGAAACGGGAGGTTGCATGGTACATACACCATACCACAACCCGTATTGCGAGAGGCAGCGAAGAAGTTTCCTACTGTAAATGTCGATGTTCAGATCAATAAGATGGTGGATTGGTTGGAAAAAGAACCAGATCGCCAGAAAAAAGATGAGTGGTATCCAGAATTTATTCTGAATTGGTTCGCTAGAGCTGCTGGCCACAAGATTGAGACCGATAAAAGGGGTCAAACAGGGGGTCAAAGTGGTGGAAATAGTGACCAAATGGGGGCTATTTTGAAGGAAATGAAGCTTATAAACGAGCGTATTGGGACCCTGCAAAGGCTGCTTTTAAAGCGTTTATTTGCTGAAGATGGTGATGTTGACGCATCTAAGATACTAGAAGGGGCTAATCTAGTAGAGGATGGTGAAGAGATAGATGCCGAGTTTGAGATTGTGCCACCAAAGAAGGCTCCAAGTCGTGATGACGAAGACCTTCCTTTCTGATAAAAAAGAACCCTCAGGTAAAACTGGGGGTTTTTTTATTTGACTTTTTATTTGGAACCAATCATATTTAAGTTACTACAAATTAGTTGTAGTCAAAAGGAAAAACATGGACCCAGAAACTATTGGTCAGTCAGAATCCAGTTCAGTACCAGAATCTTCTGGTATGCCATCCGAACCGCAATCAAGCGGTGGTGAGTTTACTGGTTCGTCTTCCCCTGAAACTTCAGGTGGTCAAGGTGGGCAATCAAGTCCGCAACAATTTGTGGCAGCTCCTAATCAGCGCAATGGTGTTCCTAACGGATACGGCACTAGCCCTGCTTCGGTGAATGCTCCACCACAACAACCGCAAACACCTCAGCAACAGCAGTACACAGTCCGTGAAGCTATTGCTCGATACGGATATGATGCTCAGGGATACACAAATGATGCTGAAGCTATTCGAGATTTAGTTGCAAAAGCGCAACAGTCTCAGCAGCTACAGCAAATGGCTCAGTATGGTAATCAGTATCTGCAACATGCTGGCGACTTTAATAACTGGCTAAAAGAAAAACAAGCTGCAGAAGCTGCTAAAGCTGCACCTGCTCAAGAGTCTTGGTGGAAAGCTCCAGAGTTTGATCCCGAATGGAGATCTAAGGTTGTAAGAGATTCCAATGGAAACCTTACTACTTTGCCCGGTGCTCCTCCTGACTTAATTAATAAATACTCTAGTGCTATTGAGCACAGAGATAAATTCCTAGAGCAATTTGCATTTGATCCAGTAGGGGCGATTAAGCCCGGTATCGAAGAAGTTGCTAAAGGATTAATTGAAAAGATTCTTGGCGAGCGAGATAATCAGCAACAGGTTCAAACCTTTGCTAAAGATTACATTACACAAAACAGTAGCTGGCTACACCAACGGGATCAGCAGGGCAAGCTTGTCTATGATCGAGCAACTGGGAAGCCAGCTCTAGCTCCTTACGGTAAAGCTTTTGCTCACTATGTTCAACAAGCTGCAGCAACAGGAATAAGTAACGAGAACCAACGAGCATCGTATGCTGCATCTATGGTTCAGCGTGATTACCTGAAGCATCAAGCTCAACGAGAAGCACAGCAGAATGCACAGTATCGAGATTACTATCATCAATCTATGATGCAACAGCAAGCTGCTCAACAACAGGCTGCTCAACAAGCTGCTCAACGCCAACAGGGCGAACAGCAGAAGCAGCAGTTTGTTCAACAGGCTCCAGCGAGACAAGGTAATGCTTTGTCTAGGATCGGCAATTCGGACGCAGCTGCTTTATCAAGCAGTGGCGCAGTGAAAAACAAAGCCTTGAATTTGGCGCAGAGAATGCGTCAGTCATTAGAAGCCAATGGGGTTTCTGAGGGTAGTTTTAATCGTTCACGATAATGTTTTTAATTTCCCGCCCCACGGGTAATACCGGAGAATATAAGGGTTTATTGTTATGGCTGAATGGCAAAGAATTTTAAACACAACGATCCATCAGTATATCAAAGATGTTGAAGATAACATCATGCGTAACCGCAAGATTCTTGCTATGTTGCAAGATCGTGGTCGTGTGACTTTCAACAACTCTGGTGATCTAATGGACTGGAAGGTGAAATACAAAAAATCACCTTTGCGTACTATCACTGACGGCGACACTTTGACTTTTAGCAAAGTTAACCGTTACAAGACCGCCCAACTTGATTGGCGTGGTTATGCTGTGACAGATGCACTTGGTAAATTTGAAAAGCTCAAAAATCAAGGCACTGCCGAAGGCATTATTAAGTTGGCATCTGACATCGTTAACTCAATGGTCTTTGAAATTGAAGACTCTTTTGGTGACGAAATCTATGCTGATGGTAATGCTGCTGGTGGTACTGGACGCATCCACGGTTTAGAGTCGTGGTTCGGAACATCTGGACCTAGCCCACACGGGTTTGTAGGTCTACCTTCTGACACTTATGCTGGACTACTTACTAACCTAGGAAACTATGGTGGTAGCTGGTCTAAGGATTCTAGCTCTAACACTGCTTGGCCAGACGGCACAGGCGATGTTGAGTATTCCTTCTGGTCTCCTTTAGTTGTCGATTATACCGACACTGCATGGACCATTCCATCTGGAGGCACTTACACTTGGGCTAACACTTGTACTCAAGCTATTCGCTATGCGATTACTAAGAGTCACAAGAACAAGTCTAAGCGTGGTATGCTTGACATGATTATCTTGGAATCAGAAATGTATCGACTTGTACTCGAACAACAAGCTGTCAAGGAACGCTTGACGGTTGTTCGTGGTGACAAGAAGGGTGGTCTTTACGCTCTTGGTTTTGAAGACTCCGTCAATGTTGATGGTGTTGACATTACTTCTGAGTACGGGATTCCTGATGGTGTTGGCTACGGTCTTAATGTTGATGAGCTGGAATTGAGAAGCTTACAGTCACAACTGTTTGTTCCTGAAGTTCCTGACTTCGACCTTGCTAGCTATACCGAAAGATTCTCAATCGACTTCTTCGGTAACATGAGATGTAATCCACGCTACCAAGCTAAATTTGTAGCACTTACTTAACATTCATTAGGAACTTTTTTACTTAGGAGAAATTGATAATGGCTAGAAATGAAAACCCTCCCTTCGAGCGTGGTACTACCTTTTACGGCGGTGCTACAATTGACGCTAACGATCTTGGTGGCGCAAACCTTGAAGGACAAGAGTTTGAATTTGAAGACTTGGTTACAGCAACCATTGGTTCTACCAAAATTGCTCGCTCTGGCCACAAGGTCAGGTGTCGAGTAGTTCGTAACGGTGGATCTGCTGCTATTCTTCCAAAGACTATCACTGGATTTACCACTTCCACTACTGCTGGAACCTACGGTACTAAAGCTACCGGAACAGTTACAGCTGGTGGTGTTGGTTACCCAGTAGATGAACAACTCCCTGCAGCTGGTGTTCCAGTTGGTGACTTGTTCTATGTAGTTGTTGGCGGTCCTGCGCTTATTTCCCCCGCTTCTGGTGGTTGGACAGTAACGATTGCAGCTAACGATGTACTCAGTGCATTAGTTAATAAAGCTGTAACCAATGTCCTTCCTTCCGGTGGGTTTGTAGTAGGCAGGGCTTGCTCCGGTGCTGCTACTTCTAGCACTGGCGATATTACTGCTTTCATTGGCAGATAAGCCTTCGCTTAGACACTTGGGCAATGCCTAAGTGAATGGATTAGTAAGGGTGTAGCTTTTGTTGCACCCTTACTTTTTACATAGGATAGAAATGCCTCCATCTTCAAACAAAACAGAAGCTAACTTACGCAGTAACCTGAAAGACGGAAAGAAGCTACCGCATCTTTCTGAGCTTGCTGAGAATTTCGTAAGGGTAGTTGGTGGTCCTTCTAAATTAGCAGAGATGCTTTTTGAAGAATGGATTGCTGCTGGTGAAGGATCTCTGGTTCGACAAAGAATATTAGATATCATTACTAGAGTTTGGAAGTTTGCTTCTGAGTCTGACGAAAAGCCAGATGACACTGGTCTTATGACTGACGAAGACCTTGACAGAGAGATTGACGGCGTTGTAAATCAAATCAAGGAGAAGTCAGATGGAAGATCAAGAACCAAAGAGAGAGCTGACGCAGCTGGAAAAGTCAGTGATGAACTCGCTGCGGTGGTGGAAGACATCGGGTCTGAGCTCGCAGGAGAATTTTCCAGACGGGATACTAACCCTCCAATCAGTAAAGAACCTGATTGATGAGCTGAATCTGACTGACAATAAACTGTCAGAAGACATGGCTCTCGATGTTGTTCAGAAAATTGTTGTTGCACATCTCTTAGATCAAAGCCGAAAACCTAAAGTAGCTAAAAAACAATTTGATGCTGTCGTTAAAAAACACTTTGATTTAAACCCACCGATTGAACAGAAGGTCGAGCAAGTAACTTCTAAAGATAGAAGCAAAGAAACTTTTGATTATTCTGAACTTGGGCAAAGAGACAGTATTAGGTTTAAGAAACTTCTTGGCGAAGCTGCCAGACGCAAGATGGAAGCTCTTAAGATCTATGAGCCTACCGGAATCCAGCAAGCATTTCATTCGTCTAAAGCCACCCACCGATTAGTCCGTGGTGGAAACCGATCAGGTAAAACTACAGTGGCAGCTGTCGAATTGTCTAGAGCTGTTTGCGGTGTAGATCCTTTTTTAAAGTATCCCATAGAAGGTGGCAGAGCTTTTTGCGTAGGTAGAAATCTTGATCATATTGGTAATGTAATGTGGCGAAAGCTAGGTAGAGCTGGTGCTTTCAGGATTATAAGGGATTTAAAAACCAAACAATGGAGAACTTACAAACCTTGGGAAAAGTCAGACCTTGATCGGTTTCACCTTACTAAGCCATCTCCTCCGCTAATTCCTAAAAGGCTAATCAAAAAGATAGCATGGGAAAACAAGGCCAAGAATATTCCTAAACTTGTTGTGCTAAACAACGGGTGGGAAATAAGCTTTTATTCCTCAGAAGGTAAGCCACCTCAAGGTAGCGATATTGATATCTTCTGGCTTGATGAGGAAATTGTAGATCCTGATTGGCATCCAGAGTTAAGTGCTCGTATCTTGGATCGTAAAGGCTGCGGATTTTGGTCTGCTACGCCACAAACCGGAACAGAAAAACTTCTTGAATTGCATGAACGAGCTTTGACAGAAAGAGAGAAGCACCCAGATGCCCCAGATGAAAGAACCGTGGACGAGTTTGTTATTATTTTGGATGACAACCCACACATCGGTGACAAAGAGAAAAAAGAATTTGCAGAAGGAATGTCAGAAGACGAACGGAAAGTTAGGATATCTGGCGAGTTTGCAATCAATAGTCTTAGGGTATTTCCAGAGTTTTCAAAAGCAATGCATGGAGTCGAGTTTTTTCAGATACCTAATGAGTGGACTAGGTATGCTGTTGTTGACCCCGGTAGGCAGGTTTGCTGCGTTTTGTTTTTTGCTATTCCTCCATCTATGCTTGGGAATACTATTTATCTATATGATGAGCTTTATATTTACAACTGTGATGCTGAACAGTTTGGCCAAAGAATGGCTCAAAAATCCGTAGGTCAGCAGTTTGAAAAGTTTGTAATAGATATGCATGGTGGAAGAATATCTGACATTGGTAGTGGTTTAAATGTTGAGCAACAGTATTCAAGAGCGTTGCGTAAATACAAAGTTTATTCTGCTTCTACTGGCAGCGGTTTTCAATGGGGCTCAGATGATGTGCAGGGCGGTATTGAAGCTGCAAGATCATTTCTAAAAGTTAGAGAAGACGGGTCAATTAAATTAAAAGTATTTCCGCAATGTCCTAACTTTATGTGGGAGATAGAAAGATACAGATACAAGAAAGAACCTAGAGGTTATGTTACTGATAAGCCAGAAGATAGGGGCAGGGTTCACGCTATGGCTTGTTTTAGATACATGGCCATGAGTAATTTAAAATATGTGCAAAGGCACACTATGGAAAGAAAAGATGATACTGTGTTGAAAGCCTTGAAAGCGAAAGTCAGGCGCATGAACAAGCAAAACGGGGGCTTGGGCATGATTAATCTTGGCCCCGGTAAAGAAAAGGTGTGATTATGAGTGGATCTTCCGCAATGATTATTGGAGCTATTGCCAAAGAAGGCTTTAAAGATGCTTGCCAGTTTTTAGATTATGCGCCTAAAAACGAAGAACTTGATGAAAATTCTTGGACAGCAATAGGCGAATGGGCACTAAACAACCCAGATGGCAAGGTAAAAGATTTAGCCTCCCAGATCGCAAAACTTTGTAATAGTGAGCCAAATGAGAAATCTTTAGTTGCGTGGGAAGCTGCGATTATGGTACTTTATAACACTGTTATTGAGCCTGAAGAAAAGTTTGATCTTGACGGATGGCTTAAATCAGTGAAGCCCCTAGAAATTGCTCAAGGAGAATGATATGCCCTCGTTTGTTATGCCTAATATTTTTGTTGGTGATATGGTGCTTTGGTATCATGCAGCGGATAGGACTACTGCGCCAAGGCCAGCGGTTGTTACTCATGTTGGAGCAGAAACTATTGCTTGCAGCGTGTTTGAAAAAGATAGCGTAACCATTCGGTGTATGGATGGAGTAAGACATTTAGATGATCCTACTACACAAATACCTGAAGCCAGAGAAGCTGGAGCTTGGACTTTGGTTATGCGAATAACTGAACAACAACAAAAACAAAAAGGCGCATTTGCTGTTGCGAAATAATAAATGAAAGAAGACTCCCTCTTAGCCCCTATAGTTACTGCATGGTTGAAAAAAATTCAGCTTGCTTATGATTTTAAGCAGGATGAATTTGGTAAGGATGCCGAAACTTGCATGCAGTTCTTTGATGGTCCATACGATTTTATGTATGGTCTTAAAAAGGGTGGAGGGGGAGGGCTTTCTTTTACTGGAAGCGCAGACGATTTCCCTAGACCTACCTTTGCCATGACAGTTAATAAAGTTGCAGAAATGGTCCAGCTCTTTGGGCCAGCACTTTACTCAAGAAATCCAAATCGGAAAGTAAATCCAAGAGTTGTTATGGATATTCCAGAAGGTGCATTTGCTCCTTTTAATCCACAACAATTTGGGCCAATGTTTGATATGCTTCAAGATTTAAATGTTAAGCAAACAAAGCTTGATGGAGCTAGAGCACTTTTACTTGAGCAATATTTAAACTTTACACCTGATGCGCTTAACCTTAAAGATCATTCAAGACGAGCGATTGATGAAGCGTTAATTAAAGGCATGGGCGTACTCTGGACAAGACCCTATGTATCTCCCGGAACAGGAAAGAAATTTATTGGTAGCTTCTACGACACTGTAGATAATCTGGTTATTGATCCTGATATGGAAACAATTGCTGAAGCGGGATGGATAGCTAAACGCTGTGTTGATCCTGTGTGGCAAGTAGAGCGAGATTTTGGTTTAGTTGCTGGTACTTTGTCTGGTCATCTTGAATCATATAACCAGCAAGGAAATCTCATGGGAGAAGGCACTGCTGGAGATTACAAGCGCAAGCAAGGTAAAACAAATGACCTTCTTGTCTATTGGAAAGTCTACTCCAAGGTTGGAGTTGGTGGGCGTTTGTCTGGTGTTCCAAAAGAAAATCTTGAACCGCTAGAAGAGTACGGCGATTACGCTTATCTTGCTGTATGCGATAAAGTAGATTACCCGCTAAATCTTCCTCCTGATATTCAAAACGGAGGGGATGACGCAGAAATTAAGCGAAGGCTAGAATGGGATACCCCATTTTGGGCTGATGATAGTTGGCCAATGACTCCAATTATCTTCCATGAAAGGCCAAGAAAAGTTTGGCCTATGTCGCATCTTAAACCCGGTCTTGGTGAGCTTAAGTTTATTAACTGGGTGTACTCATTTATTGCTGGAAAAATTAGAGTTTCGTGCAGGGATTTTCTTGCAATTAAAAAATCAGTTGGCGAAGAAATTAAGTCTACAATTCTTCACGGTACTGACTATGAGCTTTTAGAAATAGATGAAACTCATGGTACTGTTAGCGATGTAGTACAATTCCTTCAGCATCCTCCATTTAATTCGGACATCTGGCAAGTTCTATCTGCCGTTGAGAGAAACTTTGAAAAGCGTGTAGGGCTCACGGAGTTGGTTTATGGCGAATCGGCTGCATCATACCGTTCTGCCACGGAAGCTCAGAGTAAAACGGAACAAACCAAAATCCGTCCTGATGACATGGCGAACAAAGTTGAAGACGCAATGACGGATATAGCAAAGAAGGAAGCTCTTGCTGTTCGTTGGCATCTTACTGGTAACGATGTGGTTAATGTTGTTGGAAAACCTATTGCGTTCCTCTGGGATCAACTCATAGTATCCAGTGATCCGAATGACATCTTGCACAACCTTGAATACAGAGTTGCTGCTGGCAGTTCTATGAAGCCAAACAAGCAGCGTGACGCAGATAACATGGGTCTTGCTATGCAGAATATATTGCCTAGCTTGTCCACCTTTGCACAAAATACTGGAGATTTTACTGCAGTCAATGCACTTCTTCAGGATTGGGCTAAAACTTTAGACCTTGATATTACAAAGTATTTGGTTGTGCCCCCGCCTCCCCCGCCTCCCGGAATGATGCCTCCCGGAATGATGCCCCCAGAAGGTATGCCACCTGAAGGCATGCCTCCCGAAATGATGCCACCAATGCCACCACAAGGAGTTTAAAAATGGCAAGTGAATTTCAAAAATTAGATCCCGGCGAGCAATGGGCTTTAGCTAATGGAATAAATACATATGCAGGTCCAAAAAAAGTTTATAACTGGAAAACTAATGATATAGACAATGAATTTTCGACTATGAGTCAAGCTGCTAGAGATAATCTGCGTGAATTTACTGCTAGAAAAAGAAAAGAGTATGAGCAAATAGATCAATATGTTGCTAGAGATAAAGCTGCATGGGCTGCATATGGTGGTAACCCACTTACTGCGCCAAATCCAGATGGAAGTGATGCTTGGAAAATGAATCCTAAGCTTAGTCCAGAAGGTATGAAAAATCCCGTAATGATAGATACTCTTTATAACAGCAGTTTTACTCATGGTGACATAACTAAACCCGGAGGTAGATATAGTCCTGAGGGTGGAGCTTGGATGCAAAGTCTTTATTATGACAAACCTATTGCAAAACCAACAACAACGCCCGGAGGAGCACCGTTGCCGATTCCAACCGTACAAGAACGCATGACAAGAATGGGTGAAGCGGTACAGAAGGGTATTGACAAAGGTTCAATAGGTGCGAATCAGATGCAAGATAAGTTTAAGTACCAAGTACCGGGGACATCACCAGCAAACCCAGTAACTAAGCCTGTTGCTGCTCCTAAGACAAACACACTAGCTGGAATGACAAGACTTACATAAGGAGTTTGAAATGGCTAGTAACGAAATACCAACTGTAGCGCAGCGAATGTCTGGGGCAAGTCCAGCTAAAGGTACTGGTGTGACTAAGAAGTCTATACGAGACAAATTGTTTAATAGACCTATGCAGCAAGGTCAAGTAAAATCACGACAACAAGCAAACACTATTCCTTATCAAGTTCCGGGGCAAGCACCTAAACCAGTAGGAACTAATAAGCCATTAGGTTCGCCACAGCAAGGGCAAGCTCCAAGCCCTTTAGTAAACAATGATGATCCTTATTTTTACAATCCTATTGCAAAGCCAGATTACAGCACAATTGATCCAAACGACCCTGCGGAAATTGAATATCAAAGAATTATGAAAGCAAAAGAAGCAGCTGGAAAAGCTGGAAAGCCTGTTACTATGGAGTTTAATTCAACTCCAACAAGATACAAAATGATGACAGAATATCAAGATAAAGAAGCTGAACGACAAAAGAAATTTTTAGAAGCAAGAAAGGCTGATCCTGAAGGCTATGAAAAATGGTTAGATATTAAGTTCCCCGGTAGGCTTAAAGATCGTGGTTTTGATATGAGGCTTCCTGAGAATACTGGACCTGCACCCTATTGGTCACCAAATAGAATTTTTAAAGGTGACGAAAAACTTACTAATATTCGGATGCCGGGGTTACCTGAAGGGTGGGAAAAAGCTGGTCCTGATGATAAACCCGGAAGCCTTAGGGATTTAGCAGCAAAAGCAAATTGGTATTGGGAGAATGCAAATGCTCAGACAAACATGGCTGAAGCTTCGGCAGCAATAAGTGCATACGAAAAAGCAGCTAACCGAGCGCAATATAAAAATATGACTGACGCAGAATTTGAACGAATGATAGCGCCTAGAGAAAGGCAATTGACTCAAGCTGAAGTAGAAGCAGCTCATAGAGCAAGAGGTGGCAAATTTGCAATGGGTTTAAGTGGGACCATGATTCCAGTTCTTGGGGAATATAATAATTATTCTCCAGAATTAAATGAGCGTAATCAGAAGTTTAAAGATGCTGGTGGCAAATTTGCTCCTGCTTATCCGGGTGGTCCAATGATCCCTGTCTACGATGATAACACTATATCTCCATCCGAAAAAGCTATTAACGATAAGCATGCAGCTGGTGGTGGTAAATTTGCTACTACACCGGGAGGCAAAATGATTCCAATTTCTGGAACAGCCAATAATGAGCGCAGCCAAAGTTTAATTGATGCTGAGAATGCTCACCGAGCTAAGGGTGGGCAATTTGCTCCTGATAGTCAAGGCCGAATGATTCCTGTTGTTACTAATAAAAAAACGCCTATGGATGCGCCAGTTAATTCTTACAATTATGTATAAGGAGTTTTACAATGCCAAATCAAGCATGGTATGATAGTCTTAAAAAAGGTTTTAACCCAGATGGGACAGTAAACAAATCTTTTACTTATTCAATGAATGGTAAAGACACTTATGCTGACGGATCTCCTGCGCCAAATGCTGGTGAGCGATTAGCTACTCAACTAGCTGAGGGAAATAAAAGAAGTCTTGATCAAGGTACAAAAATGTTTAATGATGCATGGGCTGCATATGGTGGCCATCCGGGCATGGGCCAGTATGGGCCAACACCCGGATATGTAGATAAGGGTGATGGCAGCGATGCTTGGAAATATTCACAATACTTAAGTCCTTACGGAATGAAAAACCCAGTTTATATTAAAGGGCCCGTTGGAACTGGTGGTTTTTTTGATAGAGGCTTGCCAACAAAGACTCCAGCTGGAGCCGAGCCACCAATTCCATCAGTACAAGATCGCATGACAAGAATGGGTCAAGCGGTACAGAAGGGTATTGATAAAGGTTCAATAGGTGCAAATCAGATGCAAGATAAGTTTAAGTACCAAGTACCGGGGACATCACCAGCAAACCCAGTAACTAAGCCTGTTGCTGCTCCTAAGACAAACACACTAGCTGGAATGACAAGACTTACATAAGGATATTATAAATGCAAAATTTTCCTAACAGTAGTGTTCTTTACGAAATGCTTATAAATGCTTTAGGACAACAGCCTGTTGCTCCCGGAGATCCACCACCACTACCTAAGCCTCCAGAAAGTTAATTTTAAATTTTAACATAGGTGATACATGAAACCTGAAGAGCAAAATTTATTATTGCAAGCACTTGGCTATGCTGGCGAAACACTAGATAAACCCGGAAGGTTTGCTCGTGGATTAATTAGCACTGCCCTTAATTATGCGACAGGTTATGGTCAAGCTGATGAACAAGCTATTGGGAATATAATTCCATTTTCCGATTATTTTCAAATTACTGACCCAAAAAAAGAGCTTAATGCAAGACAGCTTTATGCACCTTCATATGGTGGCATGAATGCTCCGGGAAGCGGAGAACTTTTGCCTAGTGTTGGTGACGCACTTTTTGATATGGCTACAGATCCAACAAGTTATTTTAGTTTAGGTATAGTTCCAGCTGTAAAAACTGGAATTGCTGGTGTAAAAGCTGTTCCTAAATTAATGGGTTTTGGAGCTAAAGCTGCCCCAGATATTATGTCTGCAGCTTCTAAAGTAGTACCTGATGCTGTTACAGTTGCTTCCAAACTTTCTCCATCTGTTGTCCCTACGCTTGAGTCAACTAGTAAAAGTTTTGGTGATGTATCTAGTGCTGGTGTTAATGCAATGGAGAATATAGCTTCAAGGACAGGAAGCGAAATAGGATCAAGTTCAGCATATTTTAAACCCATACTTTCGGCTGATAATATTCCAAGAAGTCCTATAAGTTTAAAAGTTGGTCCAACCGCAGATATGATGACGGACTTAATGCTTAAGACTCCTGAAAATTCTTTTGATTATGCTAAGTATCTTAATGATGCATCTGCATACTCTCAAGATTTAGGCAAGTTAGATCCTGCCACTGGTACTATGGGTTCATTTGCTAGCCTGACAAATCAAGCTCCAGACATTGGCAGAATAACAGACTTCTCTGCTTTGCCAAATAGTGCTTCTCCTAAAGGTGTTATAGGTGATATATCTAAAACTATTGATAACATGGACCTGTCTATGTTTGATGGGATTCCTCTTGATGCTGCAAGTGATACTACTAAAGCTTTTGATTATGGTTCAGGTCTAGGAAACAACATTGTTGGTAAAACTTTTGATGATATAAATGCAGAAGCAGCAGCAGTAGCAGCAGCAGAAGTAGTAGCACCTGCAGCAAAAGCAGCTAGGACTTGGGCTGGACTTGGTATGGAAGCTGCTTCTGGCATAGCAAACAAGGTGGGAAATATATCAGAGCAATCATATGAAAATGCAGGAAGATTTATTAGGAATGCTGTTCCAGATCAACAATCTTTAGCAGAGCAAAGAGGACAAATGCAAAGTACGCCTAGTCCAGATAATCCAAATAGAATGATAAGTCCTGAAGATCCTTATGGTTGGTAATTAATTTAACGGAGATAAAGATGAGCCTAAGTTTTTATGACGAAATGATTTCCTCTGGTGTTTCTCCTAAACTAGCTGACATGCTTGCTTCACGGACTCCTCCCGGAGCAAGCACGGACAGAGAGTTCCTTCATGGCCATTGCAACGGCAATCAATTTGAAGGTGCTCCAAACATGGGCGATTACTATCAGTCCTATGCAAAGAAAGCTGGAATAAGCACCAAAGGAAAGATATACCTAAGCAGCCTTGCGAACTTTCCCGGCGACCCTAAAGCTTGGGTGTCAGACAGAGCACATGCAGCCAAGGTTATTGATGAGAACGGTTGGGGTGCTGAAGGAGCTATCTCTAGGAAAGTTAAGAAAGTTTCCGAAAGATTTAATAAAGATGTGGCAGATGACATCGTGCTTGAAAATGCTGAAAAACGCATGGGTAGCCAAGTTCTTTCTAAGAAAGAAAAAGTAGATCTTATTCACAAGACAAGATCCTCATTAAAGAAGGTTGTTAAAAATGGCAGATAATGTTATTCTCAATCCCGGCGAAGGCGGGGATACGATAGGCGCAGACGATATAGGTGGAGTTAAGTATGTAGTTGACAAAATTGCTTATGGTCCAGATGGATCTGTAACTTTGGTCAGCCTTACTACCGGACTTCCAATCAACTT